GAACAAAAAGGAACACCCTGGAAAAGTTAGAAATGTTGATTTTATGGGAAAGATAGCAGTTTAAAGATACGTTCGATTCCCGTACTGGCTGCTAACAAAAACCTTGTAAAATCAAGGTTTTTTGTGCTTTTTAGGGGTATGTAAAATAGCCGAGGGAACAGGCTAGGGAACAGAACAAACATTCGAATTAAAACCATAGGAGGAAAACTTGTGTGTGAGACACAGGTAAAACCATCGCAGACGGCAGAAATGCGGTCTTTTTTTGTTGCCAAAATTATGTTAATATGGTTGTATGGAGGTGATGTTTTGACACATACCGCATATGATGTAATGAAAGAATATCTGATAACCGGAGCAGAGTTGGATGGCCCGTACCAGATACCGGTTATTCCGCCGATACAGCTGGCGCCTAAGAAAAGCATAGATTTCGTTTCTTCAAAATCCAGATCGTTGAAAGGACATAAGGACCTGACCGTAAATTTCTATATTGACGATAAAAGTTTTCTGCAGGTATGGAATCAGCCAGACCAGTATGTAGAGCATCTGAAATGTTTTCATTCAGTTTGCAGTCCAGATTTCACAATTGCTTCCGGGATGCCTACGGCGCTAAATATATACAACCTATACAGGAATCATGCTCTAGGCTTCTATTTTGCGATTTTAGGCGTTAATATCATTCCATCGGTAAATGTTATCAGCCCAAAGGAAATGCCGTGGATATTTGATGGTACGCCACATAGAAGCGTTGTATCATGTTGCACCAATGGGAGAGTACGGTCTAAGTCTGCCAGAATGGAATTTTGCGAGAATTTTAAAGAAATGCTTGATGTAATTGAGCCGGCAAAGGTTGTGATCGTTGGCATCGTACCGGACGAACTCAATGTGGATGTGCCAATTATAAACCTCAATTCACGTAGCCAGAACATGAAAGAGATGTTCAGAAAGGAAGAACCATGGGAACAATCAGTAGCGGATCAGCAAAACGAAGGAGCAAAGAAACAAGTCGGCAGAAGAAGCGCCGAAGCAGACTTTTCAGTATTGTGGGACGAAGAAACATGACTGGAAAAGATGAATTGAATGTGATGAAGTGAAAAATTTACATCGTGCCAAGCTACGTTATAGAAAATTATATACAGAATGCACAAAAATAAAAAAGTCGCAGGTCTGAATCAGTTTCAGATTTCTGCGATTTTTTTCAGATTTTCCCAGTTCAAACCGACCGGGTTTTGATGTTGTTTCCGACTTGTCGTACATTTTCTTGGCGCTTTTGTCCTTCCCGGGACCATCCCGGAAACCTCCAGCCGATCAGGAATAGACCGTCACCAGGAAACTATGAAACTCCGCCGCCCGGCATGATCTAACAAAACCGGAGTCAAACAACACAGCCCGCCGGAGTTGACCCGGGAGCAGCCCGGGAACAGCTGCGGAAGTACAGAGCCAGTGCCAGACACAGTCAGAGTCAAAATCAATTCTAATAGAACACTGTAAAGCACGTTTAAAAGCGCTTTTACGCAAGCACGGTAAAATATACAGAAAGCACATAAAACACGCTTAAAAAGCCAAATACGGCGTTATAGAAGTATTTAAGGCACAACCGCCCAAGCAAAAACGTCTAAAAGCGTACAGAAATAAGACCGCCGGAGCGATCACGAACAAAGTCCGCATAGCTTCACACAGTCTGGAAGAATAAACGCCAGACTGGGAAAAGCGTCCGCGCAACTATACAGAGTAATAATAACCCCGTTGCGCTCTGTCGTCAATCCCCTGTTAACAACTCGATATTTGAAGTTTTGAGACGGTTTTATATACTTGTGATAAAATATACCAGAATCGCGCTAAAAGCCGTTAAAACGTCAAATAGAAGTCGATACAGATATATATAATTGTCAATGTGCATCAAGCCAGGGCATAAAGCCCCGGCGAAGCCCCACACAGGTCACGAACCACTGCCGCCCGGAGTGGATGCAGGACACTAGAAAAAGAGCAGCGGTTTTACTACTCTAAATAATTTATGTTCGTAATCTGTGGCAAGTCCCGGAAGAACTCAGAAAAACCGCCGTCAGTAATATTGTACTGGCGGTCAGATGTTGGAATTGTGCGACCGTCTTTTATTTCCATGCAGGAAAGTTGTAAATATCCGGGTTTTTTAGTAGATTTATGCAGCGCGTATCGCATAACAGACACCGCCCCAGACTGACAGCGCACCGGCGGCAAGTCGTACCAGATTAGCGGGACAGCACCGAAAGAAACCGTATCAAAGACCTGTTTAGCGTCTCTTTTTGCGGCTGCTCCGATTTTATCAACGGTGGAAAAATCCCCGCTTAAAATTGCGTCAATGGTCTGTTCTGATGTTGGTTTTACAATTCTGTCTATCATATATAAGCCTCCATTCTGATTGAAAAACAGGCGGGAAAGCCCCGCCTGAAATTAATGAGCATTGTTATAATACGCCTGTTCTAGTTCGTGACATTTCTGCCACAACTCCATATCTGAATGCATAACCCCAGAAGCGTCAGCCCATGGGACATTGTCCAATAAATACTCGTATTGTTTAATTTCCGGCATAGAGTGCAACCAGTTTTCCCAGTTTGCGCGGCTGGTATCTGCAGCATGTTCGATTTTTACCAGATCAGCCCCCGGAACGTATCCAGGTTTTACGTACCATGTGATTTTTCCACAGTCCGCAATATGTGCAATTATTTTATAATCCCCGTATTCCTCTACAGCTTTATTGCATACGGTTGTACCATTGCCAAGACAGCACATAAATAATTCGAATTTTTTCATGTTTTTAATCCTCCTGATTTTATTTTAAAAGGCCGCCGGGGAAATGCTCCCCGGTACGCTTGCCGGCCTGTTAATCGCAGATATACGACCAAGAATTTACTTTTGTTGTTCCGTATCTTTTTAAATATGTGTCAATTCGTTTTTCAAATGCTTTTCTAACTTCTTTAAAACCGTCAATAATTTTCTGGATATCGTCCGCACCCAGCTTTTTTATATCCTTGCAATTAATCCAACGCATCGGGGTAAATTCTGGGTTATATCCGGTTCTCACTACCGTAAAAACCTTTAATTTGCTGTTGTCTGGTTGCCCCATATAATGAGTATATGTATAACACTCGTATTCATAACCGCTCAAACATTTTTCAAGATCCTCTATATCAGAATCAATCTTTTTTAGATTTTGTTCTTTAAAATATTGCTCGCTTTTTCGGGCTAATGCTGCCATGTCTTCGGCGTCTTTCATTTCTTCGTTGGTGCAAGTACCATAAGAGCCAGCACCAAAACAAAAGTCCTTTTTTATAGATGGTTTTTCAATATCTGCGATATCTCCATTTGAAAATTGAACCACATAAGCGCAATTTTTCTTTGCAAAATTTTGCATGTACTCATCTTCCCAGACCTCTGTTTTAATAATACTCATGTACATTTCTTTTAATTCTTTCTGTGTCATAGCTGTTATACCTCTTTTCTTATTTTTTTAAAATCCGGCGGTTGCGTTGGGGCTACGGCTTGACCGCCGCCGGAGGGAATCTATTTAATTTTTGTATCTGTCCAGATATCAAGGATACTACGGAAACAATTTAATTCATCAACGGTAAAGCCGCCGTCATTAATATGGAATATTGCATAATCCCCATATTTTTCGTTTATGTCCTGAACGTAATTATAAAATTTTTCGAAACGTTCTAAGCGGTCAAGGTCAAGTATGTACCACTTGTGTTCACTCGGAAGCGTTTCTATAAAGTCCTCTGCATTTGTCGGATAAGCGAATAAACCGGCAACGCTTATTTTGCTTCTGTGGTCGTCCTGTGTGCTGCGGTCGATCATTGCGAACACCGCCCAGTTTAAGTACTTTGTATATTTATTTGTCATTGTTTTTTCTCCTTTTCTGTGATATTTTATTTTTGCTGGTATTTTAATAATTTTTATTTATGGCCCCGGAGCTTTCCGGGGTCTTTTTATACTGACATTTTATAAAGAATCAGAAACTTTAATTCTTCATACTGTCGGGAGCTAATCCCGGCGAAGTCGTTCCCGATCAGGTCCAGGAGCTTCGCCAATTTTCTTTTTGTGTGGGCCTTTTCAATCTGGCCCAGATAGATGTTATATCTCATTTTTTTATTTCCTCCAGTCTAATAACAAGCCCTAACTTGTTATTCTTTTTTGATCTTGTGATATAGAAATCAATCACTCGATCATCAAAATATTTTTTGCAGGTCTGAAGCATTTTCCCACTCATTTCCCATTCTACAAATTCACTTTTTCTGCCTTTCTGGATTTCGAAGAAATCACAGTGCATTGTGTTGAATAAGTCTAAAAATTTAATCATGTTTTCCTCCGTTCCCCCGGCTCTATGTCTGGGTTGCTTGTTCTCTGTTGATGGTTATATATTATCACTAAAATTAGAGAATGTCAATATATAAATCACAAAAAATAGAGAAAATATTCCTTGACATTTTAAGTAGAAAAAGCTACATTATATATAGAAGCAAAACGACAGGAGGTATGCAAATGTTAGAATATAAGATTAATGTGATAAAGGAACTGGAAGCAGTTGGAATAAATACAACAGTCGCAAAGAATACGGGTATTTTCGGACAAGCTACAATGCAGAAATTCCGAAAAGGAGATACGAAAATATCACTTGATAACCTTAATAGATTGTGCGCAGTTCTGGAGATGCAACCGAGGGATATCATTAAATATGTAGAAACGCAAGAAGATAGAGACGACTACATAAATATTATTCACAAAAAATAGAGAAAACGTATTGACATCACAAAAATTTGTGATATAATAAAGACAGTTAAAGAAAACCATTTCAAAAAAACCATTCGGGCGGGGCGGTCGTCCCTAGTAACTGGAAACCTTGCAAAAAATAAAAACGTGGAGGAATAAAAAATGAGAATACAGGGAATCGGAACAGTAAGAAAAGAAGTAGCAATGCAGTTTTTAACAGAGGACGGAAAGAAAGCCGTGAAAAGTGGTGAGATCACCGCGCAGGAGCTTGGAGAAATGTATAAGCTCCATGAAATCAAAAAGCTTTCCAGAATTGGAAAGTGTAGCGATTTATTTGCAAATTGCTATAAATGGATTCCGGAAAACTTACAAGAAAAGCTTTCACCAGAAGAACTAGCACAGCTCACAGATGCATTTTATGAATGCTATGGAGCCGGAAAAAATGCATAAAAATAGAGCTTAACTAAAAGCTCTATTTCAAAAAATACTGCAAATAAAATTATTTCAATCCGTGGCTAAAGGGAATTGCTATTTAGCCCGCCTGTAAAGCATCCATCACAGGTGACAAAATAAGTATATCTCTTAATTGCGGAAAAGTCAAGAATAAAACCACACAGCCCCAGGAGGGGCGGAACGGAGGAAAGAAAATGGAAAAATTTGAATTAAAACAGGTGGCCCGGAATAATTCCGAAAACTTCGGATGTTCCGAAGTCACAGCAGCTTGGTTGTGTGGCACAGAATCCCAGAAAGAGGATTTTATAAAATCTCTGGGTGAGAACTGGGTGAGAATCCCGGTGGAACTCGCTGATGAAACCGCCGAGCAGAATTTTATTTCATATGCTCGGGCATTAAGTTAAAAGGAGAAAATAAAAATAAGCCCCTGAGAGATAATCCCGGGGGCTTTTGTTGTCTTATTTTGGCGGCGTAACGACGGCGCGGCACTCAGCCGGTAAACAGCCCCACCGCCGAAGCTGTTATAATACATTTATCACAAAACCGCCGAAGTTGTCAAGCAAAAATTTTTTTATTTTGGGGCTTGATTTTTAAAACCGATGTGGATAAAATAAAAATAACGACAGGCGATGGAACTCAGGACGGGAGCTGCAAGCCAGAGCGCGAAAAGAATATTGATTAATCAGCCAGATCATGCCGGATAAGGTGCCGGAAGGTCTGGCTTTTTGTGTTTAATAGCCAGAAAATGACAGTATTACATGACGTATAATTATATAATAACTGGTTTTATAACCCCGTCCTAGATTCTAGAGACCTAGAGTTTATTAATGTACATGCTATACAGTACTGTATAGATAGACAGTTAATTAAGATAAATGTAACGGTAAAATAAAATTAATAGACTATTGACAAGTGATATAAAAATGTGCTAAAACAGAATTAACAATTGAATAAGCCGAAAGGCAATAAGAAATAATAAGAATATTTAAGACGATGAAAACCGCAGCAGACGGAAAGAAGAAAGGGATTCAGAAAGATTCCGAGATGTATCTGCATAGCGTGTTTTTGCCGTCTTTTTTTATTTGAATTTTTTGGAGGTGATACAGTGAAAAAGAGTAATACAACAGTAACAGAACAGGGAATAGAAGTATATGAGAATGATATATACAGGCTTGTGGATGAATATATAAACACTGTGTTACAAGTAACTCCAGAAGAATTTGATACACAGAAAGAGTATAAAGCTACTGTTGCTGATAGTTTTGTAGATATGATCTTTTATATTGCTGATAGAATACCGAAACCAGGTACAGAGGATATAGAATTATTAGATAATATATTTAGTGTATACGTGAGAATATGCACTAAATACGGAGTGTTACCAACGTTAGAAGTATTTAGCTTTTTGGTAGGAATAGAGCGTAGAACGTTTACCAAATGGTCTAACGGACAGTACAGGGCAAGCACATCACACGGCGACACGGTTAAAAAATGGTTCGATATCTGCAAGAATTGTACAGTAAACAGATTAAACAATCAGCCCGGCACAAATGCCAATTTAATATTTGTTGCCAAAGCTGCTTATGGAATGGCAGAGACAGCACCAGTTCAAACAGCACAGCAGGACGGCATACCACACCAAACAGCGCAGCAGATCGCGGATAAGCACAGGGCGGCGCTGGAGCTTCCAGAGATGGAGAAGCCGGAGTTGTAACAGATCAGAGACCTAAAGAAGTTCGCAGAGGACGGACAAAGGGTGCAGAAAAGGCTGGAATTGGAAAGAATTGTAATATATGTACAGATACGATGATATGAGTTGTGCATTCTGTATAGCAATCTATAAGAAAAACCGTGATTTTTCAAATAGATTTAATATTCAGATAGTTATTCACTTTTAATAATATACCACCTGGCATTCTCGTTGAATACGGGTGGGGGAGGGGTGTATATAGTACCTCATGCACGCCGAGTGAGTCCTTCAAGTTCCCGAAAAAATAAAAAACGCCTTCGCATAATGGAGAATACTAAAGTGAGAAAAACATTAAGCAAGCAAATCAAACAATCGGTTGGGAATGTCTGCTGTAATTGCGGAACGGATAAAAATATTGAGTATCATCACATAGTTCCTCTTGCGTTAGGCGGACGGGATATAGAAAGCAATATGGTTCCTCTTTGTCATCAATGCCATAAAGCGGCTCATTGCGGTCAGCACATAAGCCATTATAGAAAAAGCATAAATGGTGGAAGAAAGCCAAAAACTTCGGTTGAAAAACATTCGGAAATATTTGATATGTATATAAGCGGAGAAATTGGAAGAAAGAAAGCTCAATTGCTTTTAAATTATTCAATCAAAACAACTTTAATATCCAGACCGCCTTTTAAAAGATATCTTCAGTCAAAAGGCATAAAGCAAGTGAGAAATCTTGTTGATATGGTTGCTACAAATAACGAAACAGGACTTATAAACGGCTGTTGTGTTGGCGAAATCGAATATCTTGATGGGCACAAAGAAAACATCTACTACAAAGACACCGGAATGAACGATGTTGAATATGTTCGTAGAAAGCAACACGAAACCGTAAAGATATTCAAAGATAAGGTAGGATGATGATATGTGAAAAACTTCTAGCAACCCAAAGGGAGAGTCAATAAGAATCAGAATTAACGATGATATGAGAAAACGCCTTGAAAAGAAATCCTTTCAGACAGGCCAAAGCATTTTCCAGATCATACGCAATTTAATAACTGAAAACCTGAGTTAAAAATTTTCCAAAAAATAAAAAAAGAGTTCCCCACGGCAGAGATAGTGATTGCAACACGACAAGCGGTAAGCCTTAACCGTTTCTCTGCCATAAATAACAAGGCGATATCGGAAAGGCAGGTATAAACATGAGAATAGGGTATGCTAGAAACTCAAAAATTTGGTTTTCGCTTACAGCTAAGAAAAAGATTCTCTCGCATGAGAATGTAGATAGAATTATCTACGACTTAGAAGATGGAGAAAATTTTAAAATTCTTTGTCGTGATATGAAAAAAGGAGATTTGCTTATTATTTGCGGAGTGGATGATATTGGAAGTACCAAGAACGAAATCGAAGATACATGGAGGATGATTCGAGATCTCGGAGTAGAGATTCATGTAATTACAGCTCCAGCACTGTTTCAAAAAGAGAATATGACTCTTGATGAATTACTGATAAGAGACGTTACGCTTAGCGTGTTGGCTTTCCAAGTTGAGATTGCTAATCAGAAACTTAAAGAATTATAAAGATTCATATTTGATATGCAAGAAAGGCGAAATAATGAAACAGATTGTAAATAATGACGGATACCTGAGAACAGCATTAATGGACGTGGCCAATCAGCTTTTGAATATCTGCAATGAAACAGGAATCAAGAATATTCAATTGTCAACATCTTCTTGGAATAGCGATAAAGGCATTACACTTTTAGCAAAAACCGGAGATAAACCAATTCTTTCAGTAAAGATGGACGCTGCCTATGAAAAAGAATAACCCTCAGGGCGAATCAATCAGAATCCGGATGCCGTACCAGCTAGAACGAAAGCTCATTGCCGAGAAGAATCGAACCGGTAAGAGCGTGTCGCAAATTACCAGAGAAGCATTGGGACAATATTTTCGAAAGAGGTAGACAAAACGCCGACTCAATTTTTCTCAAAAAAATAAAAAAGAGGTTTTTATATGTCAGAAGAATACAGTGAACGCTTTGATGAACTTCGTAAGAATCGAGTTGAGGTAAGTTATCATAAATACGGACCCGCCAGAAAGAACTATAAAACCGGGAATGTACAGGCGCTTCCGTCCATGGAACGATGCATTGAGAAATACAATTCCACCGGGAATACAGAATACCTTGTGGATGCGGCAAATTACCTTATGTTTGAGTTCATGTACCCACAACATCCTAAAGCGCACTTTAAAGCCACAGACAGCAAAGATAGCGCCGGGATAGTCGGGATTAGCGTGAAAGAAATGGAGGACTTGAAGAATGAGCAATACTAATTCTACAACTATTACGCACGCGATAGCCATTTTAAGGAACGAACTTATGACACACGGAGAAGTTTACAATGGTTTCAAAGCAAGCCTTAAAACAGCGATTGAGAAGTATTGCACCTGCGGTTTACCATTTGAGCCAGAAGACGAAACCGCCGGTAAGATTCTTGATTTCATGATCGGAGAGGAACAAAGAGAATGATTTTAGCAAAATTCGTAGCAGCCATGTTAGATATTGCTTTTTTTACATTGGTCTTGGCATTCCTCATATCACAGGACGAAGCCGAAAAGAAAAGCAATCCAATAGCGACGGCAGTATTTATATTAATGGAAATATGTTTCGCAGTTAATGCAGTTGTGATTTTTAGATTATAAGGAGAACCCAATGTGGTTAGCATTCACAATACAAATTCCCCTGTTCACTATACTGATTGAACGGGTGAAAATACAAGAAAATCAGAAACCTGCCGTTCTCAGGTTAGGGAAAGCCTTTGAATCTGACAGGTCGAGGCATCCAGAGTAGCTTAGGTCTGCGTTGGTGAAACTCAATGGAGAATACAACTTTTCCCGCCCATTGCAAAGTAACTGGCGCGGACTTAACAATACAAATATAGCCATGATGCTTTCTAAAATCTTATAAAATATATCACTATCACTAGACCGGGACTTTCCCGGTCGAATAATGGGCTATCGTCAAGCGGTAAGACACAGCATTTTGATTGCTGTATTCGTGGGTTCGAATCCCACTAGCCTAGCTGGTTGTATTATTTTCCATGATGATATGACCCCTCCGAATTGGTTCCATCTATCCCAACGGAGATGATTAAAGGGGCTTCAAATGCCCCGGATGGATTCTGCAGAACGCAGAAATCAACAGTCTCAATCCCTTTGTTGCAGTTGCGAGGGAAAGAACTGCAACAGCCCTCTGCTCAGGAAACTTAGTTCAGTTGGCAGAACGGTCGGCTCATAACCGACAAGTCACAGGTTCGAGTCCTGTAGTTTCCATTTCTTCCATATGCTGTCTATCCGTTTAATGGACAGAAAAAACTGCTGAATGAGTGTATGTGGATTATTTTCATGAAAGGTGTGTAACGGCACAGCCTGTTTGACGAAGATGATCTCCCGTTCGGCACAGTCTCCGAGTTAAATTGTCGTCAATAGGTGCACGTTGAGGACAGGAAGTTTTCAAGAGACAAACACAGGAAGTATTTTCCAAAATCCGAAAACAACTCCGTGGAGCATACCACGGTTACCAAAAAAGCCGTCAGGTTGGCAAAAATACGATAGTCCAAGTTATGAAAAATTGCCTAGTGGAAAGCATAACACAATAAACATATTGCTAACCCGGGGTTTCCGGGTTATTCGGAAAGTAGAAGTAACTGGGGAACGGCCTGGCCGTAGACTAGGCTTTGATGGTTCGAATCCATCCTTTCCGATTCCAATGAACTGCAATCATTGGAATTTTTCTCTTACTTCGTGCGGTTCCAGTGTTTCTCGTTGGGAGATTTATGCCGTTCAAGTCGGCACACTGGACTTTTTTAAATTGAGGTTAATTATGCAAAAAGAAAAGTGTTGTAAAACATGTAAGAAACATGACGATTTTACATGGGTATGTTTCAACGGCGACAGTGAACACTGCGCTGATTTTACGGAACCAGATTGTGTTTGCGAATTTTGGGAGGATGTAGAAAATGAAAATTCATGAAGCAATATGTTTGAGAGATGACTATGGTGGAAAAACAACTCTTGATGACCTTGTAAAACGAATACAGGGAAACAAAATCCATAGATGCCCGAAATGCTATGGAGAAGGAATTGTTATAAAAATGATAAATCGTGCGCAATACTGGGAATGCCGCGACAGGTATGAAGAAACAAAAGTCACTTGTGATTTGTGCAACGGCGAAGGATATACCGAAAAAGAATATAAGCCTAAAATGGTACAGGATGGATGGGAATGCAAATAGCAGGAAAAGAAATTAAAGACGAGTGTTCCAGATGCGGTAATATCATTGAATGTGAATTATTTCGTCAAGGGCACGGGATACGACAGGAACGTGAGAACATAGCGAAGATGATTGAATGTCAGATGAAACACAGGGAGGAAAGAGAGAAATGAATGAACTGAAAGTATTGAATGAGCAGGAAGTATTAGGAAAACAGTTTCGAGTATACGGAACGGCAGAGGAACCACTATTCTTAGCAAAAGATGTAGCGGAGTGGATTGAACACAGCAAGCCATCAGTAATGATTGAATCTGTAGATGAGGATGAGAAAGTCAAAGTAAATAATGTTTACTTTGAAAATAGAACCGGCGGGAATGGGACATGGTTCCTTACCGAGAACGGACTCTACGAAGTCTTAATGCAGTCCAGAAAGCCGATTGCCAAACAGTTCAAGAAAGAAGTCAAAGAGATTCTGAAGACTATCCGTAAGCATGGCATATATGCCACGGACAATGTCATTGATAACATTCTGAATAATCCGGACTTCGGCATTGAACTTCTAACCAAACTGAAAGAAGAACGTGCTGCGAGAGTGGAAGCCGAGAGAAAGAACGCTATTCTGATGCACGTCAACAAAACTTATACCATTACTGAGATTGCTAAGGAACTGGGACTGAAATCAGCAATGCAGCTAAACCGGATTCTGGCAGATAAAAAGATTCAGTATCAGGTCAATGGTACATGGGTGATGTTTTCGCAGTATAGCAATTGTGGGTACGAAGAAATCAAACAGGAAGTTCTGGATTCTGGAAGAGTAATCTATCACAGGCGAATCACACAGATGGGACGAGAGTTTATTCTTGGGTTGTTCGAGAAGACAGCTTGATTGATAAAGGAGGATTGCCATGATTAAGATTTTGAAACCTGGTACATTAAAAGAAACAACTTGTGGCAAATGCGGTGCAGTATTGAACTATGACGAATCCGAAGATGTGAAAGAGGAAAACGTGGAGAATCATTTTGCTACAAATATGCCATCTGGATTCGGATACAAGAAAAAATACATTATTTGCCCGCAGTGCAAGAACAAAATCATTTTAAGTTCGACCAGATAGGGACATATTCGCTTATGAGAATTAATTATTCAGGTACCGATATTGGATTTCTTGACGCTGTATATAATCTTGAAGGAGAATGCCATCGAATGAACATCCCGACTAGATTCTATCCAGACAAACATGTGCTTCTGGCAGGGAACACTGTTCTATTTCATAAAAATCCAGAATGTTCGGATTACATCGGAGATAACTACGAAACAATTTTCACCTTAGTAAGAAAGGATAACGGGAAATGAGCATTAAAACAGCACTTGAATCAGAAGGAGTCGACTTCTCTGAATATACGAATCCTCCAGAGCCATGGGATGGAACAGCGCAAATTAAAATGGAAAATGGTACAAATTGGGTGATTTGTCCGTTTTGTGGAAAGAAAGCCTTAAAGATTTTCCCGACCACAAAGATTTATCGGATGCCGTATAAATGCAAGGGTAGCAACTGCAAGAAAGAGTTCGAGGTGAATGTATGAAAAAATATGGTGTAGTGAACTATCCAATTAAGATTATTGATGAAAAAATCATTAATGCACTAGCTGACATTGAAGTACATCATGAAGAAGGCAGACGGATTATTTGGGTAGAATGCGTCGTGAATTACACTGATCTTCCGAAGGAATGCATTCTTGAAATTGGATATCTTAAAAGAAAATTCAAACTCATGCATACGGAATCTGTTGTATCAGAATCAGGTATTTATAAGTTGAAATTTATGTTTGAACGAGTAGAAGATATAAATAAAAAAGACGAGTGGTGGGATTCACTTAGAAGTATTGTGAGGTGAGTAAATGAAAAAGATACCAACATTATTTGAGCGAGAATTTAAAGACCATAAGGTTGTAAAGGTTCTTCCGAAAGTGCATCCGGGCATGGAATGGGTACTTAAAGGAGAAGGTGTTGCAACAGTCAAATACGACGGTTCTTGCTGCGCGATAATTGACGGAGAATATTATAAAAGATATGACTGCAAGAAAGACAAAATACCACCAGAGGGATTTATCCCTTGTTGTGAGCCAGATTCCATTACAGGTCATTGGCCGGGATGGGTAAAGGTTGATGAGAATAATCCGTCTGATAAGTGGTTTGCAGAAGCGTATTATGTAACTTCAATGTGGACAAATCAAGGCCTTAAATTGCCGGATGGCACATATGAAGCTTACGGAAAACATTTTCATGGCAATCCGTATAATGATGATTACGATGCCTTGATAAAACACGGCAAAGAAATCGTTGAAGTCGAAAGAACATTCGAGGGAATCAAGAAATATCTTTCTGAACACGAGATAGAAGGATTAGTTTTCTGGAAAGACGGAAGCCCACAATGCAAAATCAAACGTTCAGATTTTGGCTTTGAATGGCCGGTCAAGAAAGCGTGACCAAATGAACAAAATCAGAAAAATATGTTGGATAATTGTGAATTTCATAATATTCAAATGGGTAGCAGATTATTTGATAGCCACAATTCAAGTGACAATTGAAAATCATTGGGGACTTTCGGCGGTTCCGTTATTGTTCATGGCAATATTCGCAGAATGGAAAGTAATTGAAAATATTTTTACGGAATTTAATAAATAAACCAGTCAAAGAGCCACACGAGAGCCAGACTAAATCCTAAAAAGAAAGGAGGTCTGGCTCTATTTTTATGCAAAAATTCACAGAAGGTTCGATTGAATGGTATCGGGCAATTTTAAATCAAATCATTAATGATGATATGACAGTCTGTCAAAATCAGAAGGACTGCCTTGATTTACTTTTGAATATGAATATTGACCTTCCTTTCAAGGATAATCCAGATGCGCAACAGATGGGAATAAAGGTAAGCCAGTATGCACACAATATCGCAGAAAGGCAAGCTGCTATTACTGGGAGTGGAGATTTTGACGATATTTACTGGAAATATTTGCTGTTGGAAGCACAGAACCATCAAGTAGACAGTGGATTATTATATCTCGAGAAGAATAGAATCCCAAAAGAAAGATTCTATGAGCCAAGAAGAAGCGTATTCATGCAGCATAACATTATAGGCTCATTACAAGATTTGATGGATGATAAACTTGATATATTTGCGCTGAGCGTACCACCCGGTTGCGGAAAATCTACTCTTGAAGATTTCTTTCTGTCTCTGGTAGGCGGGTGGTTTCCGAATGATTTCAACCTGTCATCAGCGCACAGTAGTATTTTGACACGTTCACTTTATGATGGAGTTCTGGAAATCATCAATGATCCGGTTGAGTACACATGGCATGAGGTTTTTCCGAATGTTGAAATGCAGGGAACAAATGCAAAAGAAACGACAGTAAACCTTGAAAGAAATGGACGTTTTAAAACTTGGACGTTCCGTTCAATTGATGGTTCTCTGACTGGTGCGACCCGATGCAACCGATTCCTTACCGCCGATGACCTTGTGTCTGGCATCGAAGAAGCACTGAACAAGAATCGACTGGATACCTTATGGACAAAAGTAGTAAATGACTTACGTTCCCGTAGACTTGAAGGGTGCAAAGAGTTTTACATTGCTACCAGATGGTCAGTGCATGACCCTATCGGAAAGCTACAGCAGTTATACGCCGGGAACCCTAGAGCGAGGTTCATAGCAGTACCGGCACTTGATGAGAATGGCAAAAGCAATTTTTTATTCACAGTAAATGGCTTTTCTGAAAAATATTTTAATGACGCGAAAGAGTCCATGGATGAAATTTCTTTTAACTGTTTGTATATGCAGCAACCGGTAGAACGTGAAGGATTGTTGCTTCCGCCAGACAAATTGAAAAGATTTTTCTTTCATAAAGATGACGTACCAGATGGATGTACTGATGAATACATAATTATTCCAGATAGAGAAGCGGATGCGATATGGGCAGTATGCGATACAAAAGATAAAGGTACAGATTTTGAATCATTACCTATTGCATATCAATATGGGGATAAATTTTTTATCCCGGACGTTGTTTTCGATGATACCACAGATTACGACATCCTGGACAGAAAGACTGCTGATATCTTGATAAAACACAATCCGCATAAAATCAGATTCGAGTCAAATAACGTAGGAAATCGTGTTGCGCACAACATTCAAAAGATAATCTCAGGGAAATGCCGAGCGGATATCGAAACAAGACCTACGCAAGCAAATAAAGAAACAAAAATTCTTGTAAATTCTGATTACATATCAAAACATTTTTATTTTTTGCATCCAAGCCAGTATAAACCAAAATCCGACTACGGATTATTTATGGCAAATGTAACCACATATACCACAAGGGCAAAAGTAGCTCACGATGATGGCCCGGACAGCTTGGCAATGATGGCAGAGTACGTGCAGAATCCATTAGGCGGAAAAGCAACTGCAATGCGCAATCCATTTTGGGGAAGGAGATAATATGACCACAAGAGAATATTTAGAACAAGTTCGTGATTATAAGAGAAAAATCGAAAACAAAATTTCTGAAGAATATCAGCTCAGAATGCTGGCTACAAGTTTATCTTCTTTTTCAACCGGAGAAAAAGTTCAAACATCCGGTACAAAAGATCATGTAGGCGATACAATCGTAAAGATTGCCGATCTGCAACAAGAAATTGCTAAAGATATTTCCGAAATGTCAGATATTCAGCAGGAAGTATCAAGCACCATTAATAGCCTTGATAATTCTCTATATTCTCAGTTGCTGCACAAAAAATATGTGGAATACAAAAGTCTTGTTACAGTAGCTGACGAAATGGGATATTCAATTCAGCACATCCGTTCTTGCCATTTGAAAGCAATTGAATCAGTCAAAAAAGTAAAAGGATTCAAAAGATAGTATGCAATCATATGGAATCATATTGATAATATATTATATAATATAAGCTGTAAAATAAGCGCTGAGGTCGAACCTTGGTGCTTTTTTCATGCAGAAAAATAGGAGGACAGGCAGTGGGGAGAAACAAAATAAACTTTGTTGACCTATGCCAAGGAGAGTTTGGCAGAAAGATTGCCTATACTGGCGTAGACCAGATTACTCCCCAGAATGTGGCACAGGTTCTTTCTGATACAATTGGAATCCACAACAGGAACAGAACATTGATAGATTATCTATACAGATATTACAAAGGCGACCAGCCGATTCTATATCGTGAGAAACTTGTTCGCCCAGAGGTCAACAATAAAGTTGTTGAGAATCATGCCCTTGAAACAGTCAAATTCAAGGCAGGGCAGATATACGGAGAACCTATTCAGTATGTCTGCAAAAAGAAAAAAGCAAGTGAAAAAATAAATGAACAAGTTGACCGGTTCAATGATTATCTGGATGAAGCTAATGCAGATGCCAGAAACATTCAATTAGGAATATACCAGAGTGCGGTAGGAACTGCATATAAAGCAATTCTGAGAGAAGATGAATGGACAGAAAACGGAGATTTACCGCCATTTAGAATATTTATTCCATCGCCGCAGGATGTATATATTGTTTATTCGAGCATCACGGGCAAACCAATGCTTTCCGTCCAGATTTTAAAAGACGAGGACAATCAGCAGTATTACCAGTGTTATTCTTCCAGACAGTATTTCAAAATTCAAAATGGAGCGGTAACAGAATCTGGAATCAATGGTTTTGGCGGTATTCCTATCATTGAATATCCGAATAATCACGACAGACTTTCCGACATTGAAATTGCGATTACAATGTACGACGCAATCAACAAATATCAATCTGACAGACTGAATGGGGTTGAACAGTTCGTGCAAGCCCTGATGAAATTTAAAAACTGCGAGATTGATGAATCCGAATTTGTAAAAATGATAAAACTCGGTGCTGTATCTGTAAAAGACGTCGGGAATGGAACGCAATCAGACGTTGATTTAATGACCGCCGAACTAAATCAGTCAGAGAGCCAGGTTGCAAAAGATGATATTTACAACAATATGTTGATTGTAGAAGCGATGCCAAACCGGCAAAGCAATACCGGTGGAGATACAGGCAATGCAGTATATCTGAGGAATGGTTGGGATTTCGCAGAGAGAGACGCAAAATTGGTAGAAGCGTTCACAAAAGAAGCTGAAAAGGCATCTGCCAGAATCATTTTGAATATCATTCGAAAAACATCAATGGATGTAAATATTTCAACCAGAGATTTTGATGTAAAAATCACCAGAAACCCGACTGATAACATGCTTGTTAAAGCACAGACGCTTGATTATTTGTTTAAAAATAAAATTCATCCGCTTATTGCGCTGATTACTTGCGGATTATTTAGTGATCCGCAAAAAGTATATGAAATGAGTTTGCCGTATCTTGGAACCATTTACCCGGAATTGGCAGACCCAGACTCAGAACTGCAAAAAGCGAAAGATTTGCTGAATGGCTTTAATAAGGATGTGATTTCAGAATGAGTGTTTCGTCATATGATGAATTAAATATCAGACCTAACAATCGCAGAAGCGAACCATATAAAGAATATTTCAGCAAAATGTCGATATCAGACAAAGAAAAACAAGAAAGGATAGCTTTTTCCGAACAAATGGAAGAAGTTGTCCTTTATATTTTGGCGTTGATAGAAACAACCATAGAAAGCGGAGAAACGAAACGAGAATACATCCAGACTCAATTTTACGACAAATATCTGGATGTAATTGCTTCGTATATGCTTATAGATACATACATCAAGCAATATGCCGTTGATATAACAAAGCAAATTATTGATACAACATTCGAAAGACTTTCTTCTGAAGATAAAAGCATTACTGATGATTATTACCTGTCAAATGACCGGGCAATGTTTATTTCAGAGTGTGAAGCTAATTCGATACTGAATTACAGACAGTATTCGAAGGCTGTGAAATCAGGAAAGACAAAAAAGAAATGGATTGACGTAGGAGACAAAAGAGAACGAAAGACCCACCTTGAAGTTGGAGGAACCACGCTCCCGATTGGTGAGCCGTTCTCGGTTGGAGATAGCTTGCTACAATTTCCCAAAGATACCTCATTAGGAGCTTCGGCAGACGAGATTGTGAATTGCCGGTGCTCAATTCAATACAGTTAATTTAGAGACGAGTAAAATCGTCTCTTTTTTATTAAAAAATATGCAACCCGACAGCGTGAACATGGGAGACACCTTGGGCTGAGCGAACAGCGTAAAAAAGCGTATTGGTGACAGGAGATTTCAATGACAAGAGAAGATGTTAAAAGGATTTTTCCAGATGCAACCGATGACCAGATTACTTCTTTTCTGAATCAGTCAAATTCTGATGTGGCTAAAGAAAAAGCAAAAGCCCAGAAAGCAAAAGAACAGGCTGATAAAGCAGAAGCACTGGAAAAAGAACTGGAAGAATTAAAAAAACAGAACATGACTGAAGCTGAGAAAGCAGAACTGGAACGTCAGAAAGAAAAAGCTGCAAACGAAAAAAGAATTTCTGACCTTGAATCTGCACTTGCAACTTCCCAGAAAGAAGCTCTGACAGGCAAAATTACTTCTATTTTTGCAAGCGCAGGAATGAAAGGAGATGCCTATGTGGGAGCAATCAAAGCATTTTCAAATATGGATGCTGAAGATGCACTCAAAGAAGCCCAGACTTTTGTTGATGGAATTTCCGAAGTAAATAAATCAACGCTTGATACCGCAAAAGCTGCATGGGAAAAAGAAGCCCTTGAAAACACACCTAATCCGGGCGGCGGTAAATCTAGTGGAGGACCAGAAAAGAAAAGTGAAGCATCTGAATATGCAAAAGCGTACTCAGCAAAAATGTGTCCAGAAAATAAACCGGCAGACGATAATGCCCCAGTAAATATTTAAGAAAAGGAGATTTAGATTATGGCTTTTATGAAAACAGAGCAGTACGAATCCACACCTAATATCCTCGAATCCGAGGTAGGACTGGTACTTAAAACCTATACAGCAGAACAGACAAATGCTGAAACCGTTGGAACCAAGAAGATTATCAAAGCAGGTTCCGTATATCCGACAAACGCAACTGGTGCTAAAGGCATCGTGTTTGAAGATGTTGATATGACAGACGATGCTAAGAGACCGATTTCCGTGATTGTTGCAGGACGTGTTCTTGAAAAAAGACTTCCGGTAACAGTAGAAACCACTGCAAAAGCAGAGCTTGAAAAAGCAGGTATCGTTTTTGTAACCACTACAGACCCAGAATTTTAAGGAGGTATAGCAGATGCCATTTAATATTTTAGAATCAATCACACAGGAAGAAAGACTTAACTTTTCTCAGGATTTCAGCGTTAAAAGGCCGGGTATCCTTGATACCATTTTCCCGGATGTTAAAACTCAGTACCTGAAAGCTGAATACTACAGACTTATGGCTGGACAGAGACTGCCGGAGGTAGCATTCGTTCACGCTCTCGATACCGAAGCGGAAATTGGCTCCAGACCGGGATTCGAAAAAGTTCTGACTGAAAAGCTCTTCATCAAGAGAAAAATCAATCAGTCTGAGAGATTACAGCAGGCAATTGAAAATGGTGTGCCGGATGATGAGAATTTAAAGAAATTTGTATTTGATGATGCAGCTAATCTGTTTGAAGGAGTTGTTGCTAGAGCAAATGTCATGAAAGGCCAATTTCTTAGCACAGGTGTTGTAAAAATTAAAGAAAACAATGTGGATATGAGCATTGATTATGGTGTTCCGTCCGATGCAAAAGTAGAAATGACAGACTGGTCTAAACCAGATGCAGATATTATGGGTGATATCCAGAAGATGGTCGCTATTGCAGAAGATAATGGATTTGTGGTAAACAAAGCCCTGACATCGCTTAAAATGATTAACTACATGAGAAATAACACTGCAATGCAGACCGCAGTTTTAGGAGCAGCTAACAAACGTCTTCTGACTAAACAGGAACTCGCTAATCTGCTTATGCAGGAATACGGAATCACAATTGATCGCTGTGACGAGAAATTCAGATTCAGAAAAGCGGATGGTTCTCTCAAAACAGGAAGATACTTTAAAGAAGATGTATTCACTCTGTATGAAGCAGAGCCGAACGGTTCATTTGGTACTGGACTCTGGGGCGTAACACCAGAGGAACTTGAGTACAGACAGTTCATTCAGGAAGAAAATCGCTCCTTCGTAACACTGTCCATGTGGGCTACACAAGACCCAGTTGCAGTTTGGACTAAAGCATCAGGTATGTTTGTTCCAGTAGCAGCAAAAGCTAATGGCGGTATCGTAATCGGTACCAAAGCGGGGGAATAAACGGGCATAGTCTTGACGAGAACAGCCAGTCACCATCTGTAGCAAGTGTTGACGATACCTCAAAACACAAATATACAGAAAGCGAGCTGTCAAGCATGACAGTGGTTCAACTGAAACAGTTCGCAAGTGACAATGGCTATGCCCTGACATCGACAAATAAGGCTGGTATTATTTCTGAAATTTTATCTCAGCAAGGGTAGGTGATCTTGGATGAACGAACAGCTTGTGAATGATCTGAAAGAGTATCTATCCGATGATGCGGAAACTGACGGTATAATTTCTTTGTCTGTGAAGCGCGCAATTCGTTCATTTAAAAAGAAACGCAACTATCCGTCTGGATATACAGATGAAAAAATCAATGCCGATATGGAATATTGTTATGATTGCATATTTGATCTGGCTCTCTATTTCCTTGTGAAACAGGGAGCCGAGTTCCAAGAGTCGCACTCTGAAAATTCGGTAAGTCGAAACTGGGAATCCGAAACAGAAATATATATTAATCATGGCGTTTTTCCATTTGCAGGAAGTTTAATTTAATAAGATGGTTGGGTCACGTGGCACAGTATTTTTGTCCTCCCGGAGTGCCGCTGGGTTGCTTATATTCAGTAGGGAAAAGCAAATGTTAAGGGAGTGAAGAAAGGAACTGGCGATGGGATGTGAACATGAATGTTTTAATGAACACCGCATAGAAGAATTAGAGAATAGTCTTCGACAGATGCAAGAGAGACAATCCGACCGCCATAAAGAGTTTTATGAGCGTATCGGGGAACTGGAAAGAAAGACAGCATTAAGTGAGAATGACTTGAACCATATCAAGTCAACTGTGGATGAGATGAATAACAATATAAAGACTCTCATGGCAGTCCCGGGAAAGCGTTACGATACAATCATTGTATGTGTTATTACATCGATTGTCAGCGCAGTTATCGGTTTTATGTTAAGCGGTATTCTTCCAGTTTGATTCCACTTGTAAGGGAGGACGGTGGAAATATGAATTATACAGACTTTTCAGAAGATGAAAGAAAATTTTATTTAAAAGAAGCAGGTTTCGATTCCAGAGAAGAAAAACTGTTTCGATTACGGGTCTATGGCGAAAAGACACTATGGGAAGCATCTGAACTTATGGGGTATAGTCCAAGAACCATAGACCGAATTAATAAAAGAATAAAGAAGAAAATTTCTAAAGTTGCCCCGATGTACTGTCGGGGCTTTTCTTTGTATTGTGGCGAAAACGTGGCGAAATAGTGACGTTCAAAAACAGAGTTCCTTCCTATATAATATAATCATAGGAGAAAACACAATGATTATGTTAAGAAACCCTTACGAGGGTATATGGGAAAAGCATCGTTCCATAGATGATATGGATATGATTCTTGAATCCCGGACAGGAGGAACAGATTATGGCAGGTTATCCGTATTATCCGCAACAGCCAATGATAAACAGCCCATACGGACAAATACAACCGTATCAGGACAGGCTGGCACAATTGCAGAATAATTACCAACAGGCAATGCCTTATGGTCAAATGCAGATGCAACAGTTACAGCCGGTTCCACAATCACCTATGTTACAAGGGCAGATGGTGGATGGGATTGATACTGTAAAGGCTAAAGATGTGGATATGTCCGGTAATCCTGTTTACTATCCAAAAACAGACGGAACTGAAATTTACAGAAAACAGCTTCAATCCGATGGAAGGAGCAGGATTTTTGTTTACCGACTCGTAAATCCAGATGAACAGCAATCTAAGCAAGATGAAAAGCAGATTGACATTGAAGCAATGTTTAATCAGCTTAGGAATGATGTTTGTTCGGAGATTTCTGAAATAAAGAGTATGTTTCCGACACAGATGTCGGGGACATCGGAACCTAAGCAGAACGGAGGTAGGCAGAGATGACATTCAATCCAAACGCCATGATGAAAAAACAATTTGAGAAAATGATTTCTCAGAGGTTCGGAAGTGTTGACAACATGATGAACGATATGAGTAAATTTGCAGGAAATAATCCAACCTTGAAGAATGCGTTGGATTTATATAAGAAAGGTGACGCAAGTCAACTGCATCAAATACAGCAAAATGTATTTAATGAAAAGCACTTATCACCAGATGGAATTATCCAGAAATTCCTTGGATTATAACACTTCCCCACAATTGGGTGATTAAAAATCGCTACAATTCGGGACGACAGCCGCGGATGTCTCCTATTGTAAATAAAATTTAAGGAGACTAAAAACATGATGAATGGTTCAAATTACAGTCTTAGTGACATTGCTGCCGCTACAGGCTCTAATAATCGCGCCAATGATATGTGGGGCGGTGATGGCTTTTCACTTATCTGGCTCGTCCTGATCTTTGCCATCTTTGGATGGGGAGGTTTTGGCGGCTGGGGCGGCGGCTTCGGCGGTAATGGTGGAAACGGTGCGAACGGTGCCGGATTCCAGGGATGGGCTACCCGTGCTGATATCAACGAGGGGTTTGCTCTTAATGATATCCAGAACGGCATCAGAGGCATTCAGCAAGGTATTTGTGATAGCACATATGCTCTTAACAATACCATGCAAAGTGGCTTCAATGGCGTGAACGTTGGAATGCTTCAGGGCTTTAACGGCGTTCAGCAGGCAATTAACGCTGATACAGTGGCTAATATGCAGAACACCAATGCATTACAGTCTCAGTTAGCAAACTGTTGCTGTGAAACAAGAGAGGCTATCCAGGGCATCAACTACAACATGGCTACCAACACTTGTGCTCTCCAGAACACAATGAACAATAACACCAGAGACCTTCTGGAAAACCAGAATAGCAATACAAGAGCAATCCTTGATTTCCTGACTCAGGATAAGATTGCAACATTACAGGCAGAAAATACTGATCTGAAACGTGCTGCATCTCAGGATCGCCAGTCTGCATTGCTTACAACTGCTATGGCTTCACAGACTCAGCAGTTAATCAATGCAATTAATCCGGCAGCCATCCCGGCATACGTTGTTCCTAATCCGAATACCTATTACGGCGGATGCGGATGCAACAGTGGATGCTGCTAAGTAACTCACCCTTAGAGGTTGACTAATTCTAAGAGGTGAGTTGCGGCTCACCTCTTATTTTGATTGAGAGGTAGAAATATGAGTTGTAAAAATGTTTGTAAGCTTTGCTCGAAACTGATTCTGTCAACGTCTGTATCGTTCACTGGTGGTAATCTTGTAATCACACTCCCAGCAGGCAGTTACAACAATGGAGAGAAATATTGTATTGTTGTTGCACAAAGCATACCGGAAGCCACTACAATTACTGCTCCGGTAATGATTCAGATAGGAACAGGAACAACTTTGTATCCGCTAGAGAATCGTTGCTGCGCACAGGTAACAGCATGTGGTGTCAGAACTAGAACAAAATACGCAACCAGAGTAGCTACAAGTGCAACTGGCGGAGTATTCAAGATGTTAGGAAATCCGGCTTGTAGTCCAACTAACAATTTAACAGCAATTAATGGTACAGCCCCAACGACAGACACACCTGTTACACAGGCTGTTAGAAAGGGGGAATTGTAATGCATAAAGTTGCAATGGAAATGGGAAAATGGGCTATGGAGAAAGCCAAATCGCATGGCTTTGATAACCTCAGTGCTCAAGACTGGGACGATTTGAAAGACTGCATGGAAGCAGTAAAATGCGCAATCTGTGCAGACAAAGATTATCGAATCGTAGAAGCTATGGATGAATGCGAACAGGAAGAAAAGTATCTTGGACGCATGGGATATGACAGGTATCGCTATTCTAATGGCAGATTTGCACCAAAAGGCAGAGGAAGCCGAATGGGATATATGCCGTATCTTCATATGCAGGATGATGACTGGATGAATGAATATCCAATCAATCCAGAGTTTGAACAGAACATGTACCGCATGGGGTATCATCCAGACCGTAGCGATATGAGAATGGATGGAATGAACCATAAGCAGTCCAGATATGGTGAAACCTACGACAGATACAGCGAGAATCGCAGACATTACCATGATTCCAAAGACGCTGAATCCAAGAGAAAAATGGATGATTCCATGAAAGAGTATACAGAAGATATCATACGCAACATGAAAGAAATGTGGGATGATGCAGACGCATCAATCAGACAGCAGATGAAGACTGACTTAACACGTTTCATACAGCAGATGAATTGAATATGAAATGAGCTTTGCCCTTGTTACAGGAATGTAGCAGGGGCTTTTTAGTTGAGAAAAGGATGGTGATAAACCATGCTAAGACAATTTTTTATGAACGGAGACCTATGGAGAGTGCAGTTTGTATCTCCGCATGACAGCGTGTTAATTGACCGTACAGGCAATAGAACGCTTGGGGTATCGGATTATTCCACACACGTTATTTCAATTGCAAATAACCTGTATGGAGAACTTCTGAACCGTGTATTTATTCATGAGTTAGGGCATTGTGTGATGTTCAGTTACGGTCTATTGCCTGAACTTCACCGCATGGTTAAGAAACGATACTGGGTGGACGCAGAGGAATGGTGTTGCAATTTCATCTCAGATTATTCTGGAATAATCATAGTTACATCAAAAGATATTTTGGGAAATAGTTTTTCCCTAGTTATGCCACGAACTTTTAAATTAATTGCATGATTTTTCCTTGAGTACAATTTGATATCCAATAATATCCAGAATTTCCTCTACTTCATTATAAGTGAAAGTTTCCTTTCTGAAGCGATTGCTAAAATTTTGAAATGTAAAATTTGTTCCATGCCTACGGTTTAATTCGTCATTAACTTGGCTCATAGTAAAGCCCTGCGAAATTATAAGCCCCTTTAGTTTGTATTTTAAACTCATTGATTAACGCTCCTTTGTTTATAAATGAATTATATCATTTTGATTATAAACTGTAAAGTTTAAATACACATTGAAAAATATAATAAATAAATGTATAATTAAATTATAAGATTTAATTCATGCGATTAATGGAGGTAAGAAAAATGAATTTAGAAGGGCAACGGTTTGGAAAACTTATTGTTATAAAAGAGGGAGAAACACGTGTAACTAAAGGCGGGCGCAAGATAAAAACTTGGATATGTCGATGTGATTGTGGAAGAGAGTTGAGCGTTTCTACAGGACATTTGAGATCAGGACGTACAAAAAGTTGCGGATGTTTGAGAGGAATAGATATTGCGGGGCAAAAATTTGGAAAGCTTACGGTTATGAAGAGAACTGAAAAAAGGGACAAAAGTGGAAATGTATATTGGTATTGCGAATGCGAATGTGGAGGAAATATCCTAACGCAAGGCAGGAATCTTAGAAAAGGACTTGTTTCTTCTTGCGGTTGCGTTAAAAAAGAAAATGCAAGAAAAATGAATTTTAAACATGGCATGTCGAGAGATAGAATATATGAAATTTTATGTGCTATGAAATCAAGATGCTATTGTAAAAACGACGAGAATTATAAAAGGTACGGAGAAAGAGGAATTGAAATATGCGATGAATGGAGAAATGAAAATGGCTTTAAAAATTTCTATGAATGGTCAATAGCAAATGGGTATCAGACTAATTTAACTATTGATAGAATAGATGTAGACGGTAATTATTGCCCAGAAAATTGCCGATGGGCAACACCGAAACAGCAAATGCAAAACACAAGGAGAAACAGATATGTAAATTATGAAGGGAAAATATATTCTATTTCAGAGCTTTCTGAAAAACTAAATCTGACTTATATGCAAACATGGCACAAATTTAGAAATGTAAGTTTTGGAATGAGTGAATTAAGTGATAAAGAAAGAAGAAATCATGCAAAAGATAATAAATAAATATATATCCCCCATTGGGGCAGAAAGGATGATTGCATAGATGGCAAAAGCAGAAAACACAATTATTTTTGACGGCATTCAGTATAACCCCGGTGATGAATTGCCGGATTTAGGTAGTTGGGTATGTACAGATGCAAAAGGTATGGTTCGTGATTACGAGGGGCTTTCAAAAGATGTATCAAAGCTCCCACATTATGTACAGAGCGGTTCTTCGGCGTTATGCCTTGACACCTCTGAATTATACGAATATCACAAACCTACCGATACATGGTACAAACTGTAAAGGAGAAGCGCATATGGCATTAACGGCAAAAAAAGTATACGCAATTTTAAAACGCCAGATTTCCGATATGGAGTCAAAAATAAAAACACCTGTCATATATAAAGGAACCGTTACGACAGCTGATTTGCTTCCACTAAATCCAAGTATCGGTGATATGTACAATATTGAACAGAAATCAATATATGGCGAAGCAGGAATGAACGTTGCGTGGAACGGGGTAGTATGGGATACCATGGGCGCTCCGATTGATATGTCACTTTATATTAAATCTGATGAATTGGCAGATTGGGTAAAACAGCAGAACAAGCCAACATATACGGCTGAAGAAGTGGGGGCATTGCCCGCAGATACAAAGATACCAACAAAAGTCAGTGAACTTGAAAATGATTCAGAATTTCTTTCCGGAACAGATAAGACCCTGAGCGTATCTGGAAAGGCTGCGGATGCAGCAACTGTAGGCGAACAGTTAGAAAAGATAACAGAAATATTAAATAGTGCTTCAAGCATTGAAAACGCACTTTCAAATTTCTTCGCCCTCCGCAGAACAGGAAAAGTCTACACAACCAGAATCTACAAGTATGACACATCCACCAGCCCGACAGGAGTGAAAATGAATGACAATGAAGGACTGGTGAGAAAACCGTCTACAAATACAGTGATTGGACAGGATGATTACAGGGAAATTGGCGTATTCATGCACTTTCCATGCAATTTTACCGTAGATAATAAAGGCTTTAACCATGTGACTGCACTGCAGGGACAACCGGATTTCAAAAAGACCGGAAAAGTAGATGTGGGAGAGGTCACAATGTCCGCATGGGTTGGAATCACAGACAATCCTGAGTATGTAGATTATCATTACTCAGACAGTCCAAACGAAGCTCTTGGACTTAGACCAATGGGAGAGTCAATTAATCCGGACGGAACAATATCACCTTTTATGATTCATGGAAAATACGGGGCAGGAGACATTGATGGAGTGCCGTACAGCTCCGCAGGGCTGATTCTGGCAAACGGAAGCCAGAAAGGAGGAAAACCAGTATCACATACCGGGCTGATCGCATACATGAGAAAGAAAGGCCAAATGTACGTGGGAACAACAAACTGGGATCTCTTTTACAAACAGCTCATGATGATTATTTTATATGCAACAACGAACAGCCGAAGCGTTATGGCTGGATGTAATTCTTATTCAATGCAGGAAATGGCAGCAGTTGCAGAAACCGGAGTAACAAGAGTGATTCTCCCAAAAGCAAAAGCCAACAATTATATTGTCGGGTCTTATGTATCTGTCGGGGATATTGGTTCAAATACAAATAAAGACAGATATTACGCATACATGCACAATCTTGCATATGACGTTAAAATCTTGAAGATCGAACCGGTAGACGATACAAATTCTGCAATATATTTGGATACAGAACCATTTAACACGACATTAACAACCTGCATCTCAACAATGCCGTGGCGGACCGGCTCAACTGACAGCGTGCTTGGATCAGATGGATCACCGTTCTCAAATACAGATAACAAGAATCCATTCAAGATCCAGGGAATCGAAACCGGATACGGTGCTTATGAAGTCCTCAGTAATGTATTTATGGATATTGTTACAGATGAAGACGGAACACCAAAGAGAGACGTATACATCTGTATGGATGCGTCACTGCTTACAACGGATATGAATGCAGCAAAGACACGATACAAGAAAGTAGCGGCTCAGGTAACATACACAGTGGCATCATGGAAATACATCTCAAAATGCTTTGTTGATCCAGCACTGGGAATTATGGTACCGACGGAAGCAAAAGCTGGAAGTACAACAGGATTCTGCAATGGACTGTATACAGATTCAGGCACGAGCGGCCAAAGAGAATGGCTGTCCCTGGGCGCTCTGGACGGTGGCACGATTTACGGCCTCTGGCTTCTGAATGCGAACGTTGGCGTTGGCAATGCGAGCTGGAGTATCGTCTCCGGCGTTTCACCGAACGGCACACGGGGTGAATGGCAGGCGGCAGCCTGACAGAGGGGCTGTCCCCTCTATGTAACTGATAACTAATCAACTTCGAAAAAGCAGAATAGCAATAAATTACGGACTTGTAACACGAGGTAGCGGTTCCTGTTCCCTGGCTGTCCCTGGGCAATCTGGACAATGGCACGATTTACGGCCTCTGGATTCTGAATGCGAACAATGGCGTTGGCAATGCGAACTGGAATATCGTCTCCGGATTTTCTTGAAAATGATTTGATATTTGCGTTACATTTCGCTCCGCAGGACGGAGCCTGCAACAGCAGCGTGGGGCATCACCGAAATTTGATTGAAGCCGAACCTTGTGATCGGGAGCATAGGGGCCTGAGACAAGGACCATGAATGCAGTTGATTCATGTGTGGAGTGAGTAGAAAAACCGAAAACCCCTTATATCAAGAAACGAATGAAACGGTATTGTAAAAACATAACATTAGATCAGAATTTTATAACCGCATGTATCTACGAATGTCTAAGCGATAAATGGAACCGTATGGATACAGCCAGATTTCTGGCAAACTATACGAATATCATTACAGCCAGGCAGATACACAGGATTATAAAAGAAAACCTTAAAGACTGGTTGCATAATTTAGTCTGCACAGCAGCGGCAGGACTGGAAGAAGAAATAAAACTTAGAAAAGTATCTTTTGATCCTATAGAGACAAGCGCAAGACTGGATGGAAATTCAGGAAAAGTAAGAGATATAGGCGTTGAGTGCATAAAACAGCAGATATACGATTATGTAGTCACAAACGGCTTAAAAGAATTAATTGTAAGAAAAGTAGGAACTTATCAATGTGCGAGCATTCCAGGGAGAGGACAGATCTATGGAAAAGAAGCAATTGAAAATTGGATCCGCAAGAATCCGGGCAAGACCAGAGTAGCAGCAAAGGGAGATGTCCGGAAATGCTATCCATCCATTAACAGGAGAAAATTGAAAAGAATGTTAGAAAAGCAGGTCAAAAATGAGGACCTGCTTTATTTGACTTTTATTTTAATTGACTCATTCGATCAGGGGCTGTCAATCGGATCATACTTGAGCCAATGGCTTTGTAATTATTATCTGAGCGCAGCTTATCATTATGCAGCTGAAAAGCTGTTTAAGAGGAAGAAACACCGGGACGGAACAACAGAAGAAATCAGGCTGATTAATCATGTCTTGTTCTACATGGATGACTTCCTGCTAATCGGAAGCAGAAAGGCAGATGTGAGAAAAGCAATGAAACTCCTGATTAAATACATGAATGAGTATTTAGATCTGACGGTAAAACCAGATTGGAAGCTGTTCCAGATCGACTGGATAGACAAAGACGGAAAACATCATGGAGAACCTATTGATATGATGGGATTCAAAATATATCGGGATCACACAGAAGTAAGGCGGAGCATTTTCCTGAGAGGACGCAGGGCATTTGTAAAAGCCGGGAAGTATGCAGAGAAAGGAAAAGCGATACCATTAGATCTTGCGTACCGGTGTATAGCATATTACGGATGGTTCAAACATTCCGACTCTGAATATTTCAGAGAAAAGTATAACGTAGATAAGATATTTGAGAAAGCGAAAAGGAGGGTAAGTCGTGAAAGCAAGATTTACAGAAAAACAGGATCCTGTAACTTGGAATGCGCTGCCTGATGGAAACGTGGATGTAATGATATGTCTGAATGAAAAGACTGTTACAGAAACTTATCCGGATACGGATCCGGATACAGAACAGACAGTATTCGAATATGATTTCAACCAGTTCCGGGAAAGACAGGAAAAAATCTCAGAGGAAACGGTAAGAGCATCCCCAGAAAAATATCTGAAATATATTCCGGAGGAAGAAAAAAGCACTGAACAGAAATTTGCAGAGCAGGCAGAACAGATCGAAATGTTGAAAGACTGCCTGCTGGAAATGAGTGAACAGGTTTATGCGTAGAAATTTAATTATTTTATTGTTAAGCAAAGGAGACAAAGAAATGATGGCGAAATTATGGGCGAGTGAAATTTTAAGCAAAGAAACTATTGAGGAAGCAAAAAAGGAATACAACAGAGTTCCACGCCTTCTGAAAGAAAAGGTAAAGAAGCTTCTCATTGACGCAGGTATGGAGGAAATTACTGAATAAATGACGAAACTTCAGATCATAAGAGGGTTTTAGTTAAGCAATTCGCAAAATTACAAAAGAAAAGATAGAAAATCTCTCAATTCTTACAAAGGAAGAAAAAGATTATATTTTGAATTGATAAGTGAAAGGAGAACTATTATGGCAGTTGCACAAAATACAGTAATCATTGATGATGTAGAATACAAGCCAGGCGAACAGCTTCCGGAACTTGGCAGTATTCACCGAGTTTTCAAAGATGGTGGTAAACGTCATTATGAAGGACTTGCGAAAGATTCTGACAAACTCCCTCTGTACGTTGCTAACAATTCATCATGTTTTATGACCGATACTGGAGAGTATTACAAATTTGATGAGAGTAAGAAATTGTGGTATAAGCCTGATAAGATCGAACAAAGTAAAGTAACACCAATTGAAGTATATGGCGTTCTTAATGGAAAAATCAAACAGGTCTCAGAGGACGTAGAGGGAATTGCAACACCACTTTTATACAAAGGTTCAGTATCAGATATTTCACAGCTCCCGTTATCTCCTAAGATTGGATGGATGTATAATATATCTGAAAAATCTATTTATGGAGAGGCAGGCATGAATGTCGCATGGACGGGAGAAATATGGGACACTCTTGGGCCGGCTATTGATATGGCACCATACTTGAGAGAGGATTCCGAGATCATAACATCCTTGAAAACCAAAACGGAAAATCTGGAATCTGCGAATTACACCGACAGAGGTACATTAGCTGATACTGACGCATTTCTGATCAATGACGGTACAGGAATGAAAAAGAGTGTGCTGAGCAAGCTGTCAGACTTTGTCCTTAATAAAATCGCCGATAAAGTGTTTGCAAAGCTTCAAACGAACGACAAAACAATTCTGGGAGCGATTAATGAATTAAATAGTAAGGCTCTGATGACTTATGTTGGCAAAAAAGCAACAAATGAAGATGGTGTAATTCCCATAAATAATATAATTTCTGGAGTGTCAATAAAAAACGTTATTAATGCAAAAGCATATATTTCCGATGGAAATAAAAATATTTACTCAAGGCTATACTCGTACAACTCTTATGCTTATATATTGGTCACTGACTACGAAGGCAATCGATTTAAAAACACAGAATTAAATGTTGTAGTGCTTTATACAAAATAGTAACTGCCTGGTATCCGTCGATGCTGATTCAGAGAATATAAATTTGAGGATCAAAAAAATTTACTATTGCCATTTAATTCATTAAAATTCTTAAAACTTTTGTAAAAAGTTCTACCTGTTATAATGAAACCGTGCTATAATTTCTATAACAGAATACAAAAAAAGAGGAGCTGGACTCCCGTCTACCAAACAAAAAGTCCAACTCCAAGCACCACAAAGGGTACAGGTATATTATAACACGGTACCCTCCCTTTGTGAACCCAAAAGGAGGGTTTTTTATGGAAAATTTCGCAACAGAGTTTATGACCAAGTTAGACGGAAAGTTATCCCCAGAACAGATGAAGACAGTTCTGGCAGAATTGGAAATGTTTTCTGCAAATTTTGATATTGAGAAAAAGCAGACAAACATTGTCCCGTATCAGGGCTGTGTACCAGAGTGCTATAAGGTTTACCTTGTCTCTAAAAAGATAGAGGGAATGTCGCCGCAGTCTCTAGTGACTTATAAATGTAATCTTGATGATTTCTTTCGTTCAGTCAATAAGCCACTGGCCCAGATCACTACAAACGATATAAGGCTGTACTTGTATAGCTTGTCAGAAAGAAATACGAATCGAACGATTGACGGGAAGAGGCTTATCATTCATACTTTCTTCGACTGGTGCGTAAAAGAGGAGTATCTTGCAAAGAATCCGTGCAGTCGAATTAATCCGATTAAATTCGAGGTAAAGCCGAGGGAGCCGCTTGACGATATTGAGTTAGAATTGGTCAGAGATGCTTGCAAAGATTACCGTGAACGTGCGATTATCGAACTTTTTTATAGCACCGGTTGCCGTGTATCAGAGATGGTGGTCCTGAAGAAGTCAGATATTGACTTTCAGACTAAAGAAGTGCATCTATTTGGAAAGGGAAGTAAGCATCGCATATCTTATATCAACACTAGGGCAGAAGTGGCATTGAAAAAGTACTGGTTTACTAGAGATGACTGTTGCGACAGTGCAATAGCAACTATTCACAAACCGTACAGAGGAGTCACAAAGACACAACTGGAACAGATTGTAAGAAAAATTGGGGAAAGGTCGGAAATCGGAAGAAACTTATACCCACACCTTATCCGCCATACAACTGCCAGCTCAGCTCTTGAAAGAGGTATGAATGTTACGGACCTGCAAAAGATGCTGGGACACGAGAAACTTGATACAACTATGATTTATGCAAAGGTTAATCAAGAGTCGGTCAGATACAATCATCATAAATACGTCATTTAAGGAGAACTATATGAGAGGACTAAAACGTCAAAAGCAAACAATATACTGGTCTAGGGTGACAGAAGAACTTGACGGAATAGACACAATCAAGAAATATCAAAATCCAGAACTGCATTGCCTATCCGTGTCTGCGACCGCCGGAACGCCGGAAGAATTATCTGCCGGGTACGTCCCGGACTACGACAGATACATCACGAATTTTGACCGTAACTTTAAACCACAGATTGCAGATGTATTCTGGATAGACTGCAAACCGGAATTGAACGAATCTGGAGAACTTATTCTGAATGAATCTGGAGCGCCTACAGCCCCACCAGATTACCGCTTGAAAAAGATTCTTGATACCCAAAGAGGGAATGTAGCGCGATACGGTATCAAGTATATAGGAGATGGCTCGGATGTCGAATAAAACTATCAAAATGGAACTGTCGCATAAATCCATACAGGACACAATAAAACAGCTCAGAGCGTATCAGAAGTCGCTTGTGAGTAAGAATGAGGAGTTTGTCCGCAGGCTGGCAGAACTTGGAATCCCGGTCATAGACGAAAATATAGCATTGGCGCAAGGCGATTCTGACAAAAGTCATAACACCTATATCAGAATCAATAACTTTGGCGGCTATTCTCAGGCAACGCTTGTGTGCGAAGGTTCTGACCTCTTGTTCATTGAGTTCGGGTCGGGTATTTCGTACAACACTCCGGCAGGAACCAGCCCACATCCTAAGGGACAAGATTTTGGTTATACAATCGGTTCGTACGGGCAAGGGAACGGAAAGAATGAATCGTGGGTTTATTATTCCGATTCTGGCGAATGGGTACGCTCTTATGGTACCGAAGCCACTATGCCGGTATATAAGGCAAGCGTGAAAATCATGCAAAACATCAGAAAAATTGCAAAAGAAGTTTTCGGTTCATGAAGAAATATGAATATGCTATGCAATCATATGGAATCATATTCATTAAAGATGATATACTGTAACATATAAAAGCATCTGTCAAAACGACAGGTGCTTTTTTCATGCAAAAAACATAGAAAAGGAGAATGTAAGCATGTTTGTAGGAACAATTGTCATCCAAAAAGTAGAAAGAAGTGTTGTTACTAGCCTTGATGTTGCAGAAACTTTTGAAAAAGAGCATAGCAAGGTTTTAAGAGATATACGAGAGCTTGAATGTTCCGAAGATTTTCGACTATCCAATTTTGGACAGTCCTCTTATATCAATTTGCAAGGTAAAAAAATGCCGATGTATTACATGACAAGAGACGGATTTACGCTTGTTGCTATGGGATATACCGGTGAAAAAGCAATGAAGTTTAAAGAGGGATATATTCGCCAGTTCAATGAAATGGAAAAACTTCTTATTGGTAAAATTAGAGAACGAGACAAAGGCATTGCAGTAAGACAGGCGTTGACCAATGCACTGAAAGAATCTCAAGAAAATGAGAGAATGCATGGTCATGCGTATTCGACATATACAGATATGGTATATCGTACATTGTTTGGCAAAACTGCAAAACAACTTAGAGAAGAAAAAGGAATCTCTACCAAGGACAATCTGAGAGATTTCCTCACTGAAGAAGAATTAAAAGCAGTTCAATCAAAAGAAATGCTTGTTAGCGGATTGATTGACTGTGGATGGGGATATTCTCAAATAAGAGATTTCTTTAAAGGTCAGTCTCAAAATATGTTAGAACAGGCAGGGTGATATAAAATGCCAGACACGATTAACAACCCAGTATCAGAAGTATTTTCTAGGTGGAGTAAAGATATTCAACCAGCAGTCGGCAAAGGCAATTTTTCCATGGAAAAAAGCCAGACAATAGCATCTGGCAAAACAAAATACGCCAGATTGTTCATGATGGGAAATCCCACACAGTCAACAAGTCTTGAAGGTCACGAATGCGCAACAATTCTTTCGTTTCAAACGGAAAGTTACGCATCCGGAACAAAGGCTTTATCGACTGCATATGAAATCGACAGCAAAAGTCATCAGGCTATGGTTTCGATGGGCTTTCGCCGGACATACGGGCCAGAAGAGGTTGCAAACTCCGAAAAGAGTTTCAAACGAATCATAAGCCGGTACAGCAGAATTTACACCGGGCAATTATTAGAAGCGTAACAGCTTCTATTTTTTATACCAAAAAGAAAGGAGAGTGTCCTATGAGTAAAGATAAATTACAATGGCTGAAAGCTGCGGGAATCAGAGCTGTTAAGACAATTGCCCAGACAGCAGTTGCAACAATCGGAACCGCGACAGTCCTTGGAAGCGTTGACTGGAAGATGGTCGTATCCGCGTCCGTTCTTTCCGGCGTTTTATCCTTGCTTACATCTGTAGCAGGGCTTCCAGAACTGAAAACAGGCACAGATGAATAGAAAGGACGGTGATCCTTTTATCTCCCGGATGCAGGGTTACGCATCAGAGCCATGTGGCTCTTTTTTATTGTGATTTTATAGCTGAAAAAGCAGAAAGGAGCCGAATATGGCAGCAAAACCAGCGATTGACCTTAGTACTATCGGTATGAAGGTTGCGATTGCATTTGAAACTATAGCGGGTACACGCCCGACAGACAAATACTACAATTTGCAGAAACCAAAATCCATTCCGGATATGAACCCGGAACCTGATACTATCGACACTACATCTCTGAACGCGACAAAATACAAAACATCCGTTCCGGGACTTCTCGATTTATCAGGAGCCATGGGATTTACATTTGGTATGTCTCAGGTATTTATTGACACTTGGGATAACATCTGCAATACATGGGACAAGAACAAGGCAGAAGGAAAAAGGCCTTGGCTGGAAATATACCATCCAGACCTTACAAAGGCTTGGTTTATTCCGATTGTACCGTCAAGGCTCGGCGTTCCGTCTGCCGAAGTAAATGCGGCATGGGAAGTTACTGCAAACGTTACGATTTCAGATGAAATTAAGATCGAAGAAAAGATCGAGCCATCTGATGAAGATTTTCCATCTCCGCTTGGAGGTTGATAAACATCCCGCCATTGAGTCAAATCTATGGCGGGAATTTCTATTTTAATTTAGGAGGACAAATAAAATGACAAAATTAACAATTAATGGAACTGATTATATTATCAAATTTGGTTACAATGCGTTCTGCGACACAGACCTTATGGAAAGAGTACAGGATTTAGCGAAACTCTTTAAGTCAGCAGAAGCCGAAACAGACGGTGATGTTTCCGGAATCGGAAAGATTAAAGATTTGTTCTGCGTAGTCAGAGAGCTGCTTTTTGTTGGATTTAAAAAATACAATCCGGCAGAATCATTGCAGGAAATTGGAGATTTACTGGATGATTACAAAGATGAAGAAACCGATGAACCAAGAGGGCTCTTACAGTTGTTCGGCATTCTTGCCGATGAGCTTATGAATGCGGGTTTTTTAAACGATATTCTTCAGAATCCGAATCCGGAGATGGAGAATGGAGTGAAAGCACCACAGGATCACAAGAAGCCAGCCAAAAAGTAAAAAAAATTCAGAAACCATTTAGCCGATATGTTATGGAAGATTTACTTCCATTCTATATTTATAACGGAGTTTCAAAAGCAGAGTTTATGGACTCTGAACCAAGAGAACTGGAATGCTACGATTTAGCATATAAGTTTTCTGAGAACAGAAAGAATTTCCACGAACATATGCAGGGCGTGTACACAGTAGAAGCTCTCAAAGCTACTGTATGTAATATCTTCAGAAAAAATGGTCAAGCGCCATACGAGTATCCGGCAGAACCGTTCAGAATCTTTCCGCTTACCGCAGAGGAAGAAGAAGAAAAGAAAGAGAAAGAATTGCAAAGAGCAATTGATTATTTTGATGCGCTCGCTATGGATTCTAAGAAATATAAGAAAAAATAAAAAACGTGGAAATTATGTTTTCTGATTTAAAATCGAAAACTCAACCGCAGAAAACCAGATGGAGGGGACATTTTGTCCCCTCTTTTTTACTATAAATATTTTTTGAGAAGGGAGTGAGAATATGGCTGATAATACGATTGATACCTTGGCGATACAAGTCAGCAGTGATGTTTCTAGCGCGTCAAGATCAATCAATGATTTGTGCAATAAATTTGACCGCCTGGATACCCTGATGTCAAAGAATATAGGGTTAATGAGGAATTTTTATAAATCCATCGGGACTCTCAATGTTGCTGTGCAGTCTATCAAAAGCATTGATACCAGCAGACTCAACAGCATGGCAGCACAGCTCGAACGTCTTAGTAAAGTTGATTTAAGCAATCTCAAAGGCAAAAACATAAAAGTTAATGTGGAACTCAGTTCGGCAGATATGTCCGAGAAATTAAAATATTCTGTCGAAAAATCCTTGGATGCTACCAAAATAGATGCATCCGTATTATCAAAACAGCTCGCAAGCGCATTTGAATTAAAAGGCGGTGCAGCTTCTAAACTTCAAAGGCAAATAGACTTATTAGCACAGCAGCTTACAAATTCATTTGATGGTCAAAACTTTACATCCGGTGATTGGGGGAAAACTCTGGATGATATTGCCAAAAGCATTGAGCAGAGTGGAAAGGTCGTAAAATCAAACCTTGGAAGCTATCTGGGCGGTGCAGAGCAGGAATGGCAAGACTTCTATAATTACTTTAAAAACAAAAGAATCTATGTTTCCGATATGCTTAAATTTGACATCGGAAAAGGAGAGTTTAAAGAGTTACTGCAACAGCACCTTGGGAACATTGTCTCTGACGCAACAAAAGGAATCGACCTCAATTCTGTATGGGGAGAGCTGACAGAAAGGTTCCCCACATTAATTCCAAAAGACACTATAAATGCAGCAGATCAGCTGATAACTGTTCTGGAAAACCTTAAAAAAGTCAGAGATTCTATTAAACCGGTGTCTATTCAATCCCTTATGGGTTCAGAGTCTGATTTAGCATCTACACAAGTATACGAATCTGTCTCTAAAATGGAAAAACAGCTCGGAGTCGCAATCCAAAAGAATATTTCATCTGCTATGGAATCCGCAAACGGGCAGATTCCAATTGATGTAAAAATCAATGAGGAAAAGATTGCCAGGGACATTCGAAATGCCATTAACAGGGCATCTACACTCACTTATGATCCGGTAAAAGTAAATCTGTCAGTAAATACTGACGATATGAAGAAAAATATTGAATCCAAATTGAACGGACTGGATTTATCGACTGTAAACAGCCAATTGCAGCAGTTCTCGCAGTCCATGAGTACGCTTGGAAATCTAAATCTGAAAGACAGCGGATTAAATTCATTCGTAAATGCCATTCGTAGATTGAACGAAACGTTAAATTCCACAGGTGATGTGTCTGGAAAGATTCAGAACATGATTTCTGAATTATCTACTCTTAGCAGTATTCCTGATGTATCAAATAATGTGAACCGGTTTGTTTCTTCACTGGCGAGATTGGCAAATGCAGGTGGTTCTATTGATACAGTTGCATCTAAGCTTCCGAACCTCGGCAAAGAGCTTAGAAAAATCACAGCTTCATTCTCTAAAATAGGTGACGTTTCTCAACCGATTAATACGTTTGTTCAGTCAATATCTCAACTAGCAAACGCAGGGGATAAAACCGGAAAGACAGCAGAACATCTTGAAGATTTAGCGAATAGTCTTAAATCATTCTTCCAGACAATGAGTACCGCCCCAAAAATCAGCCGAAATACCATACAGATGACACAGGCTATTGCTCAATTATCAAATGCAGGCGGAAACGCTGGCAGGGCAGCACAGTATACATCAAATGTGTTTAGCCGATTAGGACAAGGAGCAGCCGGGGCAGTACGAAAGGTTAATAGCCTTGGAAACGCTATTGGCAATGTAGGCTCAAAAGCAAAGAAAAGCAGTCCAAGCATTATGTCTCTGATCGCTAAATTCTGGACTTTGAAAACGGCAGCTTCGAAAATTACAAGTGCAGTCAAAAGTTCCGCGGATTTCCTTGAAGATTGGGACTATTTCAAAAATGCCTTTCAACAGGTGGCTGATAGCTCGAAAACCTCATGGAAAGAAGCTGGGTATGATTCCGCTGAAGAATATGCAAATTCTTTTAGTGAACGTGCCAGAGAACTGACTTCAAAGATGTCCGGGTATGATATTTCAAGTGAGGGATTGCTTTCTGAAAACACAACAGGAAAATCTCTTGGAATGAGCCCAAGTTTACTGCTGAATTATCAAGCTACATTCGCGCAGATTTCTTCATCAATGGGCGCAACATCAGACCAAGCCGAAAAGCTTTCTAAAGCCTTAACAATGATCGGAGCCGACCTTGCTTCAATCAGGAATGAAGATTTTAACAAAGTTTATGACAACATGACTTCTGGACTTGTTGGCATGAGCCGTGCTGTAGATAAATACGGAATCAATATCCGTAATGCAAATTTACAGCAAGTAGCAAGTAATCTCGGAATACAAACCGCCGTTTCTAAGATGGACCAGGCAAGTAAGGCAATGCTGAGAACAATCGTAATACTGGATTCCTCGCGCCATGCGTGGGCTAACTTGGCTATTACAATCAACAGCCCTGCCAACCAAGCTAGAATTTTAAGACAAAATTTAGCTTTGTTATCTCAAACAATCGGAAGCATTTTTCTCCCAATGGTTGCAAGCGTCCTTCCATATTTAAACGGTTTGGTAATTGCGTTCCAAAGATTGGCAAACCACATTATAGACATTTTTGGAATTAAAGACAAATTAAAACAGTGGAATTTTGGAACATCCTCAGGAAATAACGTAGATGCATTGTCAGAAGCCCTGGATTCTATAGATGATTCTGGAATTTCAAATGTAGACAGCTCTGCAAAAGACACCAGTAACAGTCTGAAAGATGCGACCAAGAACGCAAAAAAACTAAAGCAGTTCCTTTCATCCTATGATGAATTAGAGGTTATGAGCAAAGATGACAGTTCTCTGTCAGACCTTGCAAATTCTAAGATCAAAACACCAGCTCTCGACACATCCGCCCTTGATACAGGAATCCTTAATAGCGCGTTAAATAGCCTGTTAGACGAATACCAGAAACAGTGGGATACTGCCTACAATTCCATGGAAAATAAGGCTATGGCGTTCGCTAATAAGGTTACAGATACATTTAAGAAACTTGCAAAAGCCGCAGAACCTACAACAAGAGCACTGAAAAACCTCTGGAACAACGGTCTGAAACAGTTTCGGAATTTTACATGGACAGCATTAAAGGATTTCTGGAAACACTTCTTAGTTCCGCTCGGCAAGTGGACACTGGGAGAAAAAGGGTTACCGCGGTTAATTAATGCTTTTAACGATTTTCTTGTAAAAATCAACTGGGATAAAATTAATGCTTCTCTTTTGCAATTATGGGATGTATTAGAGCCATTCGCTGAGAATGTCGGGACAGGATTACTTGATTTCTTTGATGATTTCTTTGACAAGGCGGCAGACGGAGTGAATAAACTTCCTGATCTGATTGACAAGTTTAAAGAATTTATCAAAGGAATTAGTCCAGAGCAGGCACAAGATATAGGATATAAGTTGGGGCAGCTTTTCAGTGTTTTAGGTGGAATCAAGCTCTTAAAAGGCACCATAGGTATTCTTGACAAATTAGGAGTTGGTAAATTTCTTACCATGCTTGCATCGCATCCGCTTCTTGCCCTTGCTGGAGGACTTGGAGCAGTTCTTCTACAGCTTGATTCTATGGGTAAAATTCACATTCCATGGGATGCCATTGGAAAGGGATTTGAAACTTTAAAAGAAAAAATTATGGAACTGGCTGAAAAAATTCCATGGGATGATCTTGACAAAATGTTTTCAAATTTCATCGAATCAATAAAGCCCATTGGCGAGGGCACACTAGAGGGGCTTGGAGATGTTTTGAAAGGTATCGGAAGCGGAATTAAAGCACTATATGATAAGCTCAAAGATATGACACCCGATGAACTCAAAAACATTGGAAAAGCTCTTGGAACTATTATCGGAATCAAAATAGCTGCTGATTTAGCGGAAAAAATTACTGGTTTAGGAAGTGCATATTCCTCTCTTGGAAAAGGCTTATCAGTGTTAAAAGCTGGTCTTGTTGGAATTATTGCTCTTAAAGGATTTAAAGGCGGAGAATGGTTAAGCAAAAATATTTTTGGAGCAGACAAAGACTGGTCAATACAGGATTTTGTAAATGACATTATCGGATATGAGTCGGGAGATGTGAGTAATGCTATTAATGCATGGATTGATGATGTTATCAAAAAAATCCATCCCAATAAAGTAACCAGTGAAGACGTGAAACTTTTCGATGATTGGACAACAGCCGCTCTCAAAATGGTTAAAGCAGGGGATATTACAGCGAGTCAGGGACAAGCATTATCTAAATGCATTTCTGAAATCGAAAGCAGTAGCGGAACTGGTAAAATCGCGTTATATGATTTGCAAAACGAAATGATCAATCTTGGAATATCTTTTGATGCATTCGAGCAAACCCTTGACGGAACAAGAAAAATCGTTGATGAAACAGTAGATTCAACCAAAACATCAGCCGAAAAAGCCAAAGAATCTGCGGATAAAATTAACAGTATTTCATTTTCGAACATTGAAAAGCATTTTGATAGTTTGAAAGACAGAACAGATCGTGTTGATTATGCGCAATTAGTTGTAAAAACGGCAAATGCAATTGACGAGATGGGTGGTATCTGGGAAAACGGAAAGCAGATTCTTGGCGAAAAAGCATTGCAGATTTATCAGGCAATCGCAAAAGGACTCGAACCAGACGAAAACGGATTTTACACAATAGGTGAAAACCAGATGGTTCAGTTTGGAAATGGAATATCAGGTTATAAAGAGACTCTTAAATCAAAGACTAAAAGCACGCTCGATGAATCACTAAAAAGCACTATAGAAGATAATGTTCCTGTAGGATACACTCTTGGGGAAAGCGCGGCCGGATATTATATAGATGGTCTTTCTGGAAGCATTGTGGCACTTAGCCCAGAAGTACAGTCGGCGTTCAACGCCATGTACAAAGGGGTTTCTATGGATGATATTAAGAGTAGCGCCGAAACAAGTGGAAAGGAAATCGGGAAAGCTTCTGGAAACGGGTTCAAGAAAGGAATGGAAGAAAATTCCCAAACTGTCAAAGATGCCACAAATAAGATGGTTGATGATGGCATAAAGACTCCGGCACAAGATTCTCTTGGCATTCATTCTCCATCTAAGTGGTTCGAGGAACTTGCCAAATTTTGCGGTAGAGGATTCAGAGAGGGACTTGATACGGGATTCGCCAGCGCACTTCACTGGTTCACGAAACTGAATGTGAGAATCAGTAACAGCATAGGATCCTTATACAATGTCGGAAGAAATGCAATTATCGGGCTGAACAACGGATTTGTAAATACCGCGAATAACACTTTGTTTAAAAACATTCAAAACATAGCAAGCAGTATATCCAACACATTCCGTAAAGTCCTTAAAATCCACAGTCCGTCACAAGTATTTGAGGAACTTGGTAATTTCACCATGCAGGGCTTCCAAATCGGTATGCAGAATATGGCTCCAGCGTTACAGTCCACAATCGGGGATATAAGCACATCTATACAGGACATTCAGCTCCCACAGATGGAAGCAAATATTAAAGCTGTTCCGACCGGCAAAATGTACCAGAAACCGGCATCTGCGAATGGTACGTTTGGTGATGATATTCGTCGTGAAGTAATTGCGATCAGTAACAACACATTCGACAACAATCAGAACATTGCGCAGGTTATCCGGGAAGCAGTCAAGGGCATGGCAATTTATGCAGACGGACACTTGGTTGGATATTTGCAGGAAGAGAACGAACAGTTCAGAAACCGCAATGGTTTTGGATTATTTGAAAGGTAGGTGAGGTAAATGAGCGATTTTATTGCAGGGAGCAGTTTCGATGGATGGCTTCTGAAGTTCGGAAGCAAAGTTGTTCCGAACAAATACCTTGCCTACGATGATTACACCGCAACTCCAAACCAGAGAACAGAAGTAGAAGCATACAGGGACTTAAACAATCTCTTACATAGGGACACAAGCCCGAATTTTAAGACGAAAATTGATTTCAACACCAGACCGCTTTATCTGGCAGAAAAGATAGATTTACAGTCTGTCTTTGCTTCTGGATTGGTTAATAGGGCACAGAGAAAATATAATGTCACATATTGGGACGATGAGCAGAACACCTATAGGACAGGTGTTTTTTATATGCCTGATGTGGATTACAAAATTATCAATGTGGACGAAGAAACAAAAAATATTCTTTATAATAAGATGCGGTTCGCACTGATCGAATACTAACAACCAGAGTGCATGGGTGTCACAGCTCATGTGCTCTTTTATTTTATAGACGGGAGGATGATTATGGCAGATACAGTATCTTTTGACAGTTTATTGAATACGACAGCCGGGATGACTGCTATTGTCAGCAACACGAAGCACGATGATGATGTAGTTAGCGTCTCAGGTGTTGATTGGTTTACCTACGCAGGAAAGACCGCCAGTACCATATATGTTTCTGGTAACAATTTCATCGGATTCGGGCAAAACGCCGAACAACTCAAAATCTGGCGTAGGGATGGCACGATTTATTATGTTTACCGCCAGGATGGAACACTTGATTCAGGAAAAAGATTTCTCAAAATCAGGGTTGAAGGCTATGTATATTATTCAAGCACATCTTCATCGTATGCACTGAAATACGAAGTATTCTTAATAGAGGGGCAGACATTATTTATCAATGTTGTCCAGAGACCTACAAGCAGTTCATACACTGGCATATCATCAATCACTGACGGTAAAACCATAACAAATCTGAATATTTCTATATCTTCTACGGTACCGATTTCAATTCTTGTCAAAAATGCAGGCGTATCTCAGGAGATTACTTATGAAAAATATTCTGATTTAGTAATCGCTAGCATAACTGTTTCCAAAATGCCAGATAAGACCACATATTATCAGAAAGAGCTGTTTGATAAAACTGGGCTTGAAATATCTGGAACAACAAGCACAGGAGAAACAGTCAGTGTCACAGATTACGAATTATCGGGATTTGACAGCAGTTCCGCAGGCACAAAGACCATAACCGTCACTGCATCTGGAAAAACCACAACGTTTGAGATTACCGTCTCGGAAGCCTCTATTACCTCCATATCCGTTACTACAATGCCGACCAAGGCAAATTACCACATTGGAAAAGAATTTGATTCTACGGGCATTGTGGTTACTGCAACGGCAAGTGATGGAAACACTATAGATGTTACAAAGGATTGTACATATTCTGGGTTTGACAGCAGTTCTCCAAAAACAAATACGATAACGGTAACCTATGGAATATTAACAACTACGTTCGATGTTACAATTATGCAACCATTGAGTATAACTGGCGGAAACTATTCATCAGACACATACTTTGTTGGAGAAACTACAGATATATCCGTATATAGCATAACTGTTTCATATTCGGACGGCTTCGAGTATGTAACAAGTGGATATACAGTTAATAATGTAGTGGTCACAGAACCGGGCTCGTTACTGATAACGGTTGAGTATTTTGGAGTGTCAACGACCGTTTCAACAAAAGTTTTAGACTCCTTTTCGGTGAAAATCGGAACGCCTACTAAAGATGATGTAACTGCAACATTCGATCTCGAAACAAATATATTGAGTATTTCGGGAACCGGCGAATTTAATAATAACTTATCTGACAATGCAGAAGGTATAGCCTGTCCAAATTCATTATACACAAGATGTAAGCAGATTGTATTTAGTGACGGCATTACTAAGATTCCGAGTAATTTCGGTAGTAGATTTTCAAACTTAGAAAATCTTGTATTTGGAAACGATATATCTGAAATTGGTGCCGGTAACTTCAATAAATATCTAGGGACATCTTTATCTTTTTCAGAATCTCTTGTAAAAATTTCAAGTGGTTGTTTTAACGACTGTCCGAATCTGTCAGAATTGACATTTTACGAAGGACTCGAAGAAATTGGAGGAAGTACATTCTCCGGTTGTTCTTCATTGAAAAATTTGGTTCTTCCATCGACACTCAAAAGTATGCCATATTGTTTTCAAGGGGGCGCTCTTGAAAATTTGGAAATAGGGGGCGAAAATGCGGTATTTGCATCGTCTGGCGAAGGAGGTACTATATATAATATTTCTGCCAAAAATCTAGTTATTCGCGGAGGTACTATTTATAGTAATGTTTTTAGTGGGAAGAACATTGAAACATTGACTTTAAACGGGACTGTAAAATGGAATGGCACTAGTCAATTTGCCACATGTTCAGAATTAAGATCCATATCAATAGGGAAAGGTATATCAAGTATTCCTGTTTCCTGTTTTACCAGTTGTGGTCTTCTGAATAATGTTGTTATTCCGGATAGTGTTACGGAAATTGGTGCAAATGCTTTTAGCGGATGCACCTCACTAAATTCGATAAAATTATCTAATAAGATTAAAAAAATTCCAGATTATTGTTTTAGTGGATGCGGCTTTGAAACGTTTACGATTTCAGATGATTTGTCAATAGAAGAACTTGGAAACGCACTATTTCAATCTTGCCCAAAATTAAAAACAGTATATATTGGAAAAAATGTAAAAACTATTGCTAGTGGTGCTTTCGATGGTAGTTCTGGTATAACGATTAAAATTAACCAAACAAAAGATTCCATACCTGGCTCCCCTTGGGCGGCTTCAAGTGCAACAGTTGAATGGGTGGAAGTTCAACTTGTCAAAATTGAGATTAGTTCATTGCCGCATAAGCTGAAATACAAAAAAGGGGAAGAATTTGACAGCTCTGGATTGATTGTAAACGCAACTTATGACGATGGAAGAGTAGAAGAAATAACAAGCTATACATTATCAAATCCAGATATGTCAACCGCTGGAGTTAAGACTGTTAATGTAGCTTACGAAACACAATCCACTACCTTTGATATTGTAGTCATAGAGATCACCAAAATAGAAATCACGGCTTTGCCAACTAAAGTAGAATACTCCAAAGGAGATACACTAGACACTTCTGGGATGCTGATTTCGACAGTCTGGACAGATAGCTCAAAAGAAGTTTTAACAGACGGATATACTGTGTCTGATTTAGATAGTAGTGAAGCAGGAGAAAAGACTATTACGGTTACATATCAGTCGTTTACTGCAACGTTTACCGTTGAAGTAGTTCCTGATACTGTCGGAATCCGTATTTCTCATTACCCAAATAAGATTTATTATAGAATTGGGGAATCGTTCGACCCAACCGGGTTAACTGTAGTGGCAGTAAGACAGGACGGAACCGAGAAAGAAATCACAGATTACACTGTTTCTGGATTTGACAGTTCTAAAGCCGGAACAAAAACCATCACAGTGTCTTATCAAACTGAAATTGGAGGAATAGAAACGTTCGTTGGATATGATGAATTTGAGATCAAAGTGACCAAGGACGGAAAGAACCCATTTGAAGATAACACCGATCCAATCAACGTGAAAGTGCATTGGATAAATGGCGAATTTGAGGACTTGACAAACGATAATATTCAATCCAATACGCTGTCATTGCAGGAATCATTGTGCAATAAAGCATACTTCATTTTTGGCGGCTGCATATCCAACCAGATCACATTCAAGTGTTATCATCAACAGTTTATCGGGACAGATGAATCCACTTATCCGTCTGGGAAAATCGAGGTTTATCTTGAATGCAAAGGGACAGAAATCAAGATTTTCACGGGCGAAGTTGCGACAGGAGAACGTGATGCAAATTCATTTGTGAGAACCATTGTGGCATACGATTATCTGTATAAATTGCGTAATACTGACATTGCGTGGTGGTATAAGAACAACACAAAAGACAAGCAAATGGTGTTTACACAAAAGCAGTTCAGAGATGCTTTATTTAAGTATCTTGGCATTGAACAAGTCGATGTAAAACTCAAATATGACAGTGCATATGTGCCAAATACTGCAAATTCTTCTGAAATGAATGTGGCTAATATACTGGAAGATTTATGCCTACAAAACAATGTTTTTGGGTGGATGAATAGGGATGGAAAATTTGAGTATAAAAAGCTTAAAAAGAACTGTAAACACCGTGGCACGACAGTTTCTGGCGTTGAAACATTCGATTTTTACGAATCCGAAGTACACCTTGACAGATTCAAAAGTTTCAAGGCAACAGAGGGAAGAGTGTGGTTTTTTAACTACGTTTACACAGACCCAGACCCGTCTGGTGAAGTATTTACGTCCGGCGAACCAACCGCACAGGACGCATACGAAAGGAACGTATTCTACAACCGTAACAGCTTTTTCGTAGGCAATCAAGACTGGTTGAATTACGCTTACGATGCGAACGAATACGGGGACTACACCCGAACAAAACCGAAGTATACAATCTGTTACGGAACTGTCGCAGAGGACATTATCAAAAAGCAGTATTATCGGGCACAGGGATATTCCGTGGAAGTACAAGGGAATCCGTTCAATATGATTGGACAAACCGTGGAAATGACACATTCCAAGCTTTCTGAGGATGGTTCTGCAATACAGTGGGTGATTCACAGTTATATTATGAGCAGGACGCTTAAATTAGGCATTACAGGGCTTATTGACACATACACTGCCAACAATTCACCGTATAACGGAAACAATCAGCAATTAGGCAAAAACACACCGGAGATTACATCCACGATCAACAGAACAAGGTCTGAAATGCCGACCATTAGTTATGCAGAATTTACAGATGGAACGGAATCTGGAATTGCAACGATTGATGATTTTACGGACGGCTCTGGAAGTTCTTCGACCGAACTAAAAAAGGCACAATTAAGGTGCGTAAAACGAATAAAAAAAGCTGATTATGACGCACTGGTAGCCGCAGGAACTGACCGGACAGATACATTATATTTCACATTCGAGGAGGGCTAATTGGATGATATATAAGGCGTTTTTGAACAGACAGGAAATCACTGGATTTCCTGTCAATGGGATAGAAACAACCGAAATTTATGGTGGCGACACGCTTTTGTGGAGAAAGGAAAAAGAAGAAATTGAATTAGACCAGTGGTGGGATGTATACGAACTTTACGCTAGATTTAAAGACCCTACGCCATACAAGAGAGCAGAAGTGGGATTTGCAATACGAACAGCACACGGCTATCTTAAAGGCAGAATGGCGTTTGGATTTTGCACACGGGTAGTAAATGGAAAATATATGGTTACAGCCGCCGCCGTAGATGATTATTTAGAGTCCGGGATTTATAGCACTGAAGCATCAGTGCTTCCGGCGTGCCGGTATAGTATGACAGCAAATACCGGATACGACCGGGAGATCAGATTTCCTTCTGATTCACCGGGAGGGTCGGATCAGTTCGAGTGGGATCTCTGGAAAAAATATCGTCTTTACACAAAAACATCATCCGAGCCAATTTACTCATGGGGCGGAGCATTTGAAGAGAAACCGTTCTGGTTTAAAGACAGTGACAAACAGGTGGGAGTATTTGATATAAGCGCACCACAGGTATCCGTTGATGAGGAAAAAGGTAAATATTATTACTATCCAGCCAGACTTTTCAGTAACGTAAGAGATATGAAAGATTGGTTGCTTGTCATGCGGAATAATCCAGATAAATGGTGGACAGACAAATAGAGCCGCAACAGGTTCTTTTGCTTATTTCAGTGCTAATTTTATCAAATAAGAACCCCAAAACCGCAAATAAGAGCATGATTTTTCGAAAATATGAAATAAGCCCTTATTCGCCGAAATAACCCCAAAATCTCAGTCCCAACCGTACTAAAATGTAACTATATTGAAAATAAAAAATGAATAATTTGTAAACATAAATTTTGCTTGTTTTCAGAATAAATCAATCATCTGAGAAAATAATAAAATTCAGAAATAAGTATTCTGTCAACAGGCACTTTTCGTTTACATAATATCTTAATGTAACGTTACAATAACGTTACCAGTAACGCAATGTAACGCAATAGAATAAGAATAAGAAATAGAATAAGAATATAATTAATATATATGAGATATATATTAATCGTCGAATAAGCGTTATTCGACCATGACATTCTTAGTCCGTTTCAGTCCAAAGCAAACCATTTCCATTAGTAACCTTGTATTTGACTCATATAGCAATTTTATGTGCGATTCGATAAAATCCTCGAACAACATATAAAAATTGATTTTAGTGGCAAATACGGAGCTTACAATGCATATTTAACAGAAAGGAGCAATGTATATGAACAAATATGGCAGAAATATCCCAGAACCAGGAACAATCGTAAGGCATTTCAAGCGGGAAACAATCAGGAATCCGGGAACAAATGACTATCTGTATGAAATTGTTGGATTGGCTGAACATACGGAAAGTAAAGAAAACATGATGATTTACAGGGCGTTGTACGGAAGTGGGAAATTATACGCCAGACCGCTTGATATGTTCATGAGTGAAGTTGATCACAATAAATATCCGAGCATTCAGCCAAAATACAGATTCGAAAACAATGAAAGGAGCAACGTGATATGACAAACGAACAGAAAACAGTTCTCAGAAAGATTATTTATGCAGTCGAAACCGGCGGACAGGTTTATGGACAGCAGGATTATTCGGACTTCACAGAAGCCTACACCAACTCTTCTGAAGAACACGCAATTACAATCGGGGCCGGGCAGTGGTACGCAACCGAAGCACAAACGCTTTTGAAACGGATTCATGACGCTGACCCGGAAGCATGGGACCGGTTAGATAATATCGGATTATGGGAACAGGTGCAGAACGAAGATTGGAGTTGCTACAACATTTCTTCTAAAAGTCAGTTTGCCAAGCTTATAGTACGGCTTATATCGTCCAAAACGGGTATTAAATGCCAAGATAGCCTTATGGATGAACAATTAGCCGCCTATGCAGATGAAGCCTTTAAAAGGGGCGTTACGGACGCTAGAGGGCAAGCTATGTGTGTGAATTTTAGACACCAAGGTGGACTAGGGGCAGTAACGAGGATTCTGGCAAAGACTCAGAAACCATATACACTCGACAATCTCTATGCAGCCTGCCAGACCGATACAGGGAACCAGGTCGGGGCATATAAGAGCCGGCAGAGATTTGTTTATAATGCACTAAAAACACATTTTCCAGAAAGCGAGGTACAACAAATGGCAACAGTAAAAATTAGTAATTGCGGGCATGACGAGAACGGCAGATATGCAGGTGGAAAAGCCGGCGATCAGACCGGAACAGAATATCAGATTATGAATTGGTACAGCAGACCATGGCTCTGCGTTCTGAGATTTGAAGATAAAACAATTGCCGATATGATTGCCGATATGGCAACAAAAGCAGCTCAAAACAACCATATTGGTTACGATATGGGAACCGTGGGAAATAATAATGATAGATACACATTTTGGCAACAGCTTAAAGCCAATGGATATGACCCTGCTAAAATAAAAAAGGATTGTGAGAGTGATTGCAGCGCCAGTACAGCAGCTATCATAAAAGGTGCAGGATACCGTCTGGACAATGCAAAGTTGAAAGCAGTTAGCATTTATTTGACTACTTACGATATGCGTCAGGCGTTAAAAGAGACAGGTGCAAAAGTCTTGACAGACCCAAAATATTTGAAATCTGGTGACTACATTAAGGCAGGAGATGTTCTCCTGAATGACGATCATCATGTGGCAATTGCAATTACCAGTGGTTCATTATCTGGAGGCACTGCGACACCAAACCAAAACTCAAAAATGAACACCAGAGCCTACATTGCACAGATAAAAAAGGACACAAAATGTTATACAAAATCTAATAAAAAAAGCCCATCTAAACTGTTTCCAAAGCTGAAAAAAGGTGCAGTTGTGGAAGTTATGAAGTATGTGGAGACAGATAGTGCAGGGTTAAGATGGTACTTCATCCGCATCCCTTATCCGAATGATGAGGGGTTTGTTTTTGAATTTATCCCAAAAGGAACATTCAAAAGAATCACAGAAATGGCCAAATGACACTTGTAATATAACAGGCAAAATGATATAATAATTTTGTTCCATACATTCACCCTTTGTGAGCAGAAACCGCCAGTAAGCCCGGTTAATTCCCTCCGGACGCTGGCGGTTTTTATTTATCTCATTATGTAATTTTCATATTTTTCTTTGATTTCCCTTGCTCCATTTTTCCTTATCTGGACAACATCCCCGGAATCCATGACAAAATTATCACCTGCCGACTGAATGTGATCCATGTTCGCCAGATAGCTTTGATGGCAACGCAAAAATCGCTTATCAGACAGCTTTTCTTCCAGATCGTTCAGTTTGCAAGTGGTCACAAAACATCGGTTATCTGTCGCAAAAATATGACAGACCCTTGCCTGGCTTTCAATGTACTCGATTTCATCATATTTGAGCCGGTTAATCTGCCCGCGGAATTTGAACGTCAATGTTTCATCTTTCATCTGTGACAGAATCTCGTCAATAGCTCGGTATATTCTACCGTATTCCTTGCCTTTTACCACATACTGCATAGCCCCGACATCGAATGCTTCTTGCAGATGTGAATTATCAGCCGTCCAGAAGATAATCTTTCCATCATATCCAATATCCCGGAGCTGGTTTGCGATTTCCAGACCGTTCTCCTTTTCCAGAACCATATCCAGTACAATTACATCGTACCATTTACCCTCTTTCACATCTTCAACAAGCGGATAGCCCGCCGAATATTCACTAATTTCATACCGGTAATCTCCTTTGCGCCGCAAGAATCCCGATATGTGCTCTTTAAACAAGTCAACTTCAAGCTGATTATCGTCACATATGGCTATTCTCATATGCGCGCCCTCCTTTCGTAGTCTCAATTTTGTCAAAATACGCAATGATTTTGACAGTACACACATTTTTCTTCCTGTTTGTGGTATTATTGTCCCACAAACAAAGTGTAGCACTTAAAATTGTTAGTGTAAAGCATTAAAGTTTGACAAAATTCGCAAAATATGGTTTCTGTGTCCGAGAGGATGTGTGGATAGAGAGACTGCCTGTAAGAACGACAGGCAAAGAGAAAGAGGGGCGGTTGCCCCTCTTGTTTAGTTTACACCATATACTCTTTGTGCGTCTGCATTTTCTATTGCTATAAATTTATTATCATCAATCAGTGCTAGGAAATAGCTTCCTGCGAAAGAATGAAAGAAAACATCGTTCTCTTCTTTTGACAAATCATCTGAGGTTTCAAAGATTGCAATAACTCCATCATCATCTCCGCGAGATTTAAAAACGTATCCCCCTTTAGGAAGCGTTTTTCCTATGGCATAATAGCCAGCCGGATATATTCCACTTTTCGCATCGTATTCAGGCAGTGCTGAATAATGAATGGCTTCTTCTGGATTGTCTTCTGAAATATCGTTTTGGGATTCCTCTTCCTCTAAAGGTTGCGGAAGTACTTCCTGTTCGGGATTCTTACTTTTTATGTATTCTTCAAAGTAGGGCATCAAATCATCCCTGTCCCACAAAATAGTATTACTTTCGCTTGCAGCATCTTTGGCAGACTTAGTAAAATAGTTGTTCGTCATTACGATTGCAACATGGCAATGGTAATATGTTTTTCCAAAATGCACTTCTTGAACAGCTTTATTTCCTACAGAACCGCTGAACCGCTTGCACTGAACCGCGTATTTGATACCAGATTGTTCGGCTATGACATCGACACCCTGATCGCCACTGCCTCTTGTAACCGTGACGTTTTGAAATCCTTTTGCCCGTAAAATATCAGCACACACATATTCAAAATCATGTCCATCCATCCCGTCAATATTTTTCATGCTAAAAGTCTTTCTGGATGTCGGCTGATATACCGGAAGTTCTGGGATTTTGGGCTCCAGCATTGGTTCTGGAATCGGCTCTGGAAGCTCCCTACAATTATATAAATCAACTGTCATATTTACTGGAATCAGAATTTGAGATTGAGATTTAAGCTCTACATTTCTAAATATTTGCCCCTCACTCAAATATAATTTGTTGTTTTTAAATTTTAAATGAGTATCTTTTTCTAGGCAATCTATTTGAATATCTCCATATCCTTCAATTGCACGAATATCGTATAATCCAGCAGGGAAGTCGCGGTCTGAAATATAAATTCCCCCAGATAATTTTTCGCCGCAAAAAGTATTTTTGTGGATTTCTTCTAATCTTTTATTCGTTTTAGCAATATCCCGGTCTATGCTTCCTTTTGTAGCGCAATACACTAGAGCCAATATCGCCACGACAATTGCGATCCCCACAATAACTTTCCAATATTCCATGAATAGAGCAACCACGCAAGCTGCCAAGAACATCCCAAATCCAGTGCCACATCCTCCGGTTTTATTGTTTTTAGCCATTTAAAATGTTCTCCAATCCATTCCAGAGTGAATTTTGATATATTCATTCTTCAAATTTTCGACATTGTTCATCATATCCATTTTGAATATCTTTCCGGCACAAGTAATTGTGACCGTCTGGTAATTAAATAGGCTGCCTAAAAGCCCCTGATCGTTACTTATGGACGATACCTGACTTAAAGGAATATCTGCATTGTGAGTAAAGAAAAAACCTTTGCGTATATAGACTGCCTTATTGGTCAAAGTAATTGATTTTGAATAAAAAGCAAGAAACGAGCCAATAGCGATCAGCGCAAATATAATTGTCCAAATATTAATTCCATTGTTCATAAAATAATACCCAATGGAGAAAAATATCATAATCCCAACAAATACATAAGAAAACCAATGTGCGTTGCTATAACACAAGTTCTTTTCCGGCACTTGTTTAATCTGCACTCGGTGAAGCGGATGTCCGCAATGAATACATCTGCCAGCATCAGAACTTATCTCTTTTCCACATACAGGACACTTTATCAATCCCATACAATTCCCTCCCCTTGTTAAAATTTTACAATATTATACCACCTCATACAAACTGTGCATAGTAAAACATCAAAAAAATAGATTATTTTTGCAGAAAAACTCCATGATTTTGCGCTTGCCAGAAAAACTACACAAATTCGTGCTATAATGCGTGATATATTTTTAGAAAAGAGTTGGTAGTAATGGAGAAGAACAGATACAGGATAGTCGTACTCATCCTGATATTTTGCGAAATATTCTGTGCGGTGCATATACCGTCACATGATATAGCAGAACGTCACCGCAGAGATGCGCAGATCACAAAGGAAGCTGCGAAACAAATTTATTCCGTCCAGATGCAGGAGTTGAGCGAGATCAAGAAAATTTGCAATGTCAGATGTTATATTCGCGAAAGCATAATTTTCTTTGAAATTGCGAAGTTTGCCTATGAAATAACAAAAGTCCATGTATATATTTGGCAGTTGCCAAGGGGAAATATCGGTGGTATAATGGACAAAACGAACTGATGTTCGGTTCTATTTCCCACAAGCCGGACATATATTGTTATCAAGAGACTGCTGATCGGAGGTATGATTGTATGGATTATAGGAAAGAGGATATTGAAAAATATCGCAGTAACATATATGATATGATTAGGGAAATAAAGAGCGCAAAGATTTTATACTGCATCATGGGATTTGTTGAAGATATAGCAGAAGAGGATAAGGAGGTATTTAAACATGAGCAGACGTCTGGACACTAGCAAAGAAGCGTTAGAAAAATTAGGAATCAAATTAACGGATGAGCAGTATCACAATTTATGCATGGTTAGTTTGGGGAGCACGGCAGAACATAAAAATATTCCTGTTTTCACAATACTGTTAGTTCTTAAACATTTGGGGATTTTGCCGAAAGAATTGACGTGCGATAATGGCATTGAAAATATCGACGAGAGATCACAGGAGTGGTACAACAGGATGTATGGAGAAATGAAAGAGGAGTAATCGCTCCTCTTTTTTATTTTTGAATTTCCTTTAATCCCTTTGTAGTAATAGTGACAGAGCCTAAAGACATTGTGATATAGCCAATATCCATCATTACGTCATAAATAGGTTTTAACGACAAACTGTTATCTACGCCCAGTTCTTTAGACACTTCTGTCAAATCTGCTGTATAGGTAGAATCGGCGCACTTCAATATAGCTTCTAATAGAATTTCTTTTGTCAACATACATTTCTCCTTTATTCGCTTAATAAATCTATAAGTTCAGAAACATGTTTCTTTTTCTTTTCAGATAAATCAAGATATTTCAGAACCATATTATAGAACTCGGTATTATTTCGTAATTCTTTATTTAATTTTCTCAGCCTGTTATCGGTATAAATATCTTCCTCCGGCTCTTTCCCCGTCATCAGATAATCTACGGACACATTAAAGAAATCTGCGATTTTTCGCAAATTTTCAGCATTAGGAGTACTTTTATCCAGTTTGCTTGCGTATCCCTTTGCGAAACCACATTCAGTTTCTAACGCATTTAATGAAGTTTTCTGTTCTTTACAAAGTATTTTAACTCTTTCTCGTAATGTCATTTTTGTTTCCTTTCGATTCTGAAAAAAACGCAAAAATAATACTTGACATTCTGAAAATATCGCTTATAATGTAACTATCGGCACTGAAAATATCGCAACAAAATAAGGACATAACGAATGCCCGAGTTTATTTTTTATGATTTTGTGTGGTAGCTTGATTATAGAATATATTCAGAGGTATGTCAATAATGTTGTGATATTTTCAGTAAAAATATGAAAGGAGGTATCGAATGATGATTTACGACAGGGTGAAAGCCTTGGCAAAAAAGCGAAATGTTTCAATTCGCAAAATCGAAATAGATTGCGGATTTTCGCAAGGTAGTGTTTGCAAATGGAATGAAGTTTCCCCATCTGCCGAAAAAGTGAAAAAGGTCGCTGATTATTTAAAAACTTCGGTAGATGAAATTTTGAAATCCGATTAACAAGAAAAGGAGATATATGAACGAATTACAGATTTTTAATTCAGAAGAGTTCGGAGATATCCGAACAGTAACTATTGAAAACGAACCTTGGTTTGTTGGTAAGGATGTAGCAGAAGCACTGGGGTACGGAAATTCAAGAGATGCACTGGCAGCTCATATCGACGATGAAGATAAGACTATCATTCAAAAGTCGGATTTTCCGACATTAGAAATTCCTAATAGAGGAATAGTAGTTATTAACGAATCGGGTCTTTACAGCCTTATTCTTTCCAGTAAGCTTCCTAATGCCAAGAGATTCAAACACTGGGTAACAAGTGAAGTCCTTCCAACAATCCGAAAGACAGGTTCTTACCAGAAACCGATGACCGTAGCAGAACAGATTAAGTTACTGGCTCAGGGCAATCAAGACCATGAGGAGCGAATCGAGAAACTTGAGAATACAATGACCATCGACTACGGACAGCAGAAATATCTTGGAGATTTAGTTTCCAGAGTAGTAATCGAAGTGCTAGGTGGCAAGAAATCCAATGCTTACGACGAGATCGGGAAGAAAGTATTTGCAGAATGCAACCGGGATGTCAAAACTTACTTTGATGTAAATGCCCGGAATAACATTCCAAAACTGAGGTATCAGGAAGCAGTTGAATATATCAAGGAATGGGAACCTTGCACGAATACCAAAATGCTAATTCGTGACTGCAACGCGCAAGAAAGATTAGCTGAGTAGGAGGAAAACAAATGAAAAATATTGATAGCCGATTACACATACCTGGTGACAATGATGAAATCTTTCATTCTATTATCGGTTTTAAACTTGTCGATATATCAGCAAGCACAAGTGGAAGTCCAGAAGAACCGACACTTTCATTGAAGTTTACGAATGAACACCATGTTGAGATTGATGTCATTATTCAAGAATCTGGAGTGTTTGTCACCGAACCATTTGCAGTAAAAGAAGATTTAACTGTTGTCGAAAAGGCAGATGGTGATTGAGAAAGGAGAAGCAATGGCATTTAAAGATGTTTCTAATTATTCAAACGAGGAAATCTGCGAGATGATTGACAACTTAAATAATTGGAATTGGGACGAACGATTAGGGGAAAAGCCAGATGGATTCGACCAGATGCCATGGTACAACGTTCACTGGTGGCACAGGCTGATAAAGAGAAAGACAAGGCAAGATTACATACAGCCTGCTATGGGTTATTTACAACAGCGGGTAACAATGAAAGAATTTTATTTCTTTATAAATGTAACTCACAGCAAGCGTATGACATCAGAACAGTTTGAAAAATGGTGGGAAAAAGAAAAAAACTTCTTGTGGTTCGCTTTTCCTCATTGCTACCAAAAGGGCAATGACAGCTATGAGTGTCGTGATCACGTATGGTATTAGGAACATCCAGAAATCGCGCTTTTCTGTATATATCAATCCTGCACCATCAAGTGTGATTGAATATCCGTCATAGACAGGCTCGTTAAGTTCCCCGATGCAGCCACATTTATGGGGTTCAATTAATCCATGATCGAGCAAATAAGAAGCGTATTGATTTCCCGTTTCATCGGATGTGTGGCAGATTCTATGACACTCATCAAAAGTTAGAAACTGTTTCTTATAAAGCTTTTTTAATAATTTATGAGCTGTTTTTTCTAACACGCATTTTCTCCTTTCATAAGGAGTATAGCACAGAAAGGAATGAAACGGAATAGAGTTATTCCAGTGATTAAACAGGAGGTTACAGGATGAACAAAAAAGAATTTGATGAATTTGAGAATATGACATTAGAGGAAAAGAAAAATAAGATTATCGAAATAATTCGTAAGATTCCAGACGAATCTCCAATTCACAAGGCGTTGTACGAATTTATAAAAGAGGTAACACGTACATGAGTCAGCCAAACGACTTCAAGCACTTCACCGGAAAGAAAGCCTCATTCAAAACGCAGAAGCGGAAGAAAAAGGTGAAAGCAAAAAGAGTGCACAGAAATAAATACGAAAGGAGATGAGAATATGAAGATTGCCGATGAAACAATTATCAAGTTTAAAAACGGAGAGACGCTGCGTGTCCCGGCAGAGGTGTATGAAAAAATTAATTTCGACAAACAGTCAATTGTTGAATGCGGATGGAATGAAAACGGAATTAATAGCAAAATTCAGTTTTCCCTTAAGGATGTGCTCTATATTGGCAGAACAGCAAAGAGCACATCCAAGGAAAAGTCTAACGATTAAAAGTAGCGCTGAGATGGAGAACAATTATTTACTTTCTCTTTATCCAGTTCATTGAGAAAGTAATCTTCATCGTGGGAATCCAGAAGGTAGGCAAATTCTGCGCGGTATTTGAAGTATCTCTGGCAGATATGAGAGTTGTCCAGGCTTCCCGGTAATTCAGCACATAACTTAGCAACAGCCAAATCATGAGCGATTTGTAACTTATCCATCGTTATCACCTCCTTTGAGGTGATTATAACACAAGAAAGGAAATACATGAGAAAAAGAATAGCAGCAATTTTGTTATCTGGAATTATAGCATTTGGATTAGCTGGTTGCACGACAGCGGACACAGTAAATCATAATTTATCAAAAGAAGCCAATGAGTTTAATGTGTACAGAAAAATTACTGTAACTAATGCCAGAACTGACACAATTATGTTACGGGCAGAAGGGTATATGTCACTTAGCAACAACAGTTCAAGCGAATTAGTGGTAACAATCAAAACCGGAGAGAACAGTTACTACAAGGATTACATATACTTGAACGATTGGACTTGCTATGTAATGGAACAGACGGAACCTAACAGCGCAGATAAATACCATTATGAATTAGTTTTCTATCCTGAGAGATTAATCCCAGATGTACAAATTAAATAGGTAGTTAGAAATGCAGGAGGTTACAGGATGAATATCCTAAATGCTATTCCCATGTCAGCTATGTTAGCCATTTGCAGTTGCGTTTCTTACTGGCACGGGAACAACAAATATGGCGGAAGAAAGATAGGGCTGACTTACACAATCATACTTGGAATTGCTGCCATGATTCTTTCAATTGCGAAGCCAATATTTGTGTGAATGAGGAGGCGAAAAGTGAAAGCATTAAAGGAAATTTTAAAAAGAATATTCAAACCGCAGATTGTGAGAATCCCAGATAAAACAAGGGTAATATGTTTTTCAAAAAATGGAGAAAAGTATTTGAAAGTATTCAATACCGAAAGCGGTGCAAACATCTGCTTCCAGGTGGAATCCATTGATTATGCAAACAGTGATTTAAAGAATGAATATCACCCAGAAACGATGTTCGCAGATATTGAAAGTGATCAAAGTATTACGATTTTAAACCAGTAGGTATAATCGTTGCATTTTGAACACTTAGGGATGGACTTACCAGATTTTACAGTTCTTTTGGAATTGCAATTACAGCAAGCGACAACAGTAGTTTCGGATACTTTTTCACCAGAGCGGTAAAAACCATCCATGTAAGGAAGCAATATCAAATTCTTATCTCCTTTCAAGTTACTCGGCATGTCGGTGCCTGTAAGAACATTATAAGGAGATACAGAATAAAACTCAATATCATATCGGAGGGACATAAAATGGCAAAATCATTAATCCTGTCAGCTCTGATCGGCGGTATGTCACCGTACTTGCCGTTCTGGAGATTTGACAGTGCATCACAGCCGGTTGCAGTAGCAATCGTAATATTCGCATTATCATTCGTGGTTATCTACCCGGATGAAATTAAAAGAATCGGAGGAAAAGAAAGATGATTAAGGCAAAAGAAGGAGCAGTTTCCGTTAAAGGAACTTCAGTTGAATTACTGGCGGATTTATCAACTGCTGTTCGTGCAGTGAAAGAAACCCTTATGGAGAAAGAAAAAGAGGAATTTGTAAAAAAACAGATTGACTATGCTGTAAAAATCGGCTTAATGAATGACAGCGAGTTCGAAAAGGAAGCGAAGAAAACGAAGAAAGCTGTATCAACGTTTATTAATGAATTACTTGGAGGGATTTTTAATGAAGATGAATGAATTTGATAAGACCGTAGATGAGCTGTACCAGTTATGCAGACGGGTTCAGAAAGAAACCGGCAGAACGGTAGCATTTCATTTCGCAAACTACAAGATCGGATGCAGCCTACACATCAATATATATAAGAAAGAGTCGTTAAGAGAGTTTGATATGTATAGCATTGCAGAGGGCGGTTATCAGCAGGAAGAAAATGTGAAGAAAGTAACTGACCATTTAAACAAAATTTTGATGGACAACAAATGTCCGTATTGTGAGGGGGATTGTGATGGAGAAAGAAAATAAGATGGATTTCAGAGCAGAGACCGTAGCCGAGGAATACGCCGAATTAGTTGGCAGACTAAAGGCGTTCAAAGCATACCTCAACTCTGGCGAGAGCATAATCATTGACAAGAAAATATGTATCGCCATGTTAGGTCTCGACTCAGATTAAAAGTTGGCTCCATGGGTACCGGAAATACCACACGGAGCCGCGTATCTAACTTAATTGGGTAAGTTAAATACAGGACAAGTATAACACACCTTCCTGTATTTATCAAATAAATAATTAGGAGGGCATTTTTTATGTCAAAAACACACATCCAGAACACAGAAACATCAACACTTGCAAGTGAGATCATTTCCGACCTCGAGAAAGAGAGAAAGAAACTCAAAGCCGAAAACAAGAATCTCAGAGAAACAGTCGTAACACTTGGCTTAATGCTGACAAAGATTTTGAAAGAAGGTGATATGCCACATGAAGATGCGAGATGAGAACCAGGTGCTTTTATCTGGCGATATCCCGGCAGGGTTCGTATTCTCACATGAAGAATACGGTGGAACCAAGATGTACGAGGGAAGAATGACAATATTTAGAAAGAGCACATCTTATGATATTCTTCCGATTATTGTGCCAGAATACATGATTTCAAGAGAAACAGAGCTAATTGCCAGTGTGTATGGCGAAATGCGAAGTCGTACAGTCCGGGAAGATGGAAAGAAAAGCCTTACAGCGTATGTAAGAGCAACGAACATTCAGTACCTTGAAAGATTGGAAGAACACGATGCAAACGAAGTTTATCTGACTGGATATTTGATTAAAAAGCCGGCAATAAAGATGATTGGTGCGAACAACGACAGGAAGTTGGCAAGAATACTTCTGGCAGTAAACAGAAAGAAGAAAGCCGGATATACCAGATCAGACGCAATCAGTTGTTTGTGTTGGGAAGAAAACGCAGATGCCGTAGAGAATCTAAAAAAGGGAACGAAAATCAAGCTCTGTGGAAGATTCCAGAGCCGGGAACTTTGGTCTGATCAGAGCCAAGAGTGGGTAACAGCGTTGGAAGTATCAGTAAAAAGATTAGAGGTTTTGTAATATGAAGAAAATCGAAGTAAGAGAAATTAGATTGACCGATTTTAAAGGACAGTCAGAAAAGAAAATAGGGTTCGGTCACAGAACAGTCGTTTCCGGGAAGAATGGATGTGGCAAGACCACACTGGCAGATGCGTTTATGTGGGTGCTCTGTGACAAGGACTACAGCTTAAAAAGCAACCCGGATATTAGACCGGATGATGGCAGAGAATGCCTGCCAAGAGTCGACATTGACCTTGTAATTGATGGAAAGCCGGTAAGCGTAGCGAAATTCCAGAAGCGCACAGAAAGTAAACCAAAGGACGGGAAGCCGGGCAAGATTGCATTATCCAACAAATACGAAATCAACGGCGTTCCGAAAGCTGAAAGAGATTTTAAAGCTGATTTAAAAGAGCGAGGATTTGACTTTGATAATTTTCTTATGCTGTCGCATATGGAAATCTTCACAGACTTAAAAGATGCAGACACCAGAAAGATTCTGTTCTCCATGTCAGATGGCGCCGGGAAATCAGATTTAGAGATTGCCAAGACGGTTCCAGATTGTGCCGAGTTAGTACCACTTCTGGAAACCTACAAAGCAGACGAAATTAAAGCCATGAACAGCGCGACACTGAAAAAAGCAGAGGAACAGTTGAAAGCCATTCCAAACCAGATTATCGGTATGGAACAGTCAAAGGTTGACGCTGATGTTTCCGAATTGGAATTGCAGAAGAACGCCTTGCAGGAACAGATTTCTGACCTCGAAAAGCAGATTGCACAGGCAGGGAACGAGAAAGCCGGAGAGATTAAAACGGAACTGGCAGGGTTAAGAACCAAACTGTTAGAGATAGACTCAAAGGCTAAAGCGGACTTGTTAGAGCAGAAATCATCGGTTTGCAATAAAGTTAGCACTCTTGAATTAGACAGGAATATCAAAACATCAGAGTTGAGCAGAAAGGCTTCTGCATTGGAGTACCTGAGAGCACAGAAAAAAGATCTTCTTGAAAAATTGCAGAACGCCAGAACGCAATATCCCAAAATCAAGGATACAGAATGGGACAACACAGTTCTGGAAAATATTGAATCTGAGACATTCAATGATGCAGAGGCCATTTGCCCGACTTGCGGTCAGAATCTTCCACCAGAGCAGATTGAGCAGTTAAAGAGCAGATTCGAGCAGAAGAAGCAGAAAAGAATCAATCAGCAGTTAAAAGCTAAGGAAGAATGGGAACAGGACAAGAAACGCAAACTTGATGAAGTTATTCAGTCTGGCAATAAAGCGTCTGCCGGAATGAAAGAAGCGCATAAGCAGGAAGAAGCTCTCACATCTGAGATTTCTAAACTAACAGATGAATTAGAGCAGATCAAAACTTCGTTGGATGCAGAAAACAAGAATATGGAAGCTGTACCAGAAGAACCAGACTTCTCAGGGAACGCCGAATATCAGCAGATTCTTGCATCAATCAAAGAGAAAGAGCAGGAACTTAATTCTCTGGACGATGGCGAAGAAGCAAAGAAACAGCTTTCAGAGCAGTTATACGGCAAGAAGCAGGAGCTGGCAGCAGTTAATCAGAAAATCGGAGAAGCAAATAATAACATCCGAATTGACGAGCAGATTGAGAAGCTTCAGGAAAGTCAGAAACAGTACGCACAGAATAAGGCTGACGCACAGATGATTCTGGACGAGTTAAAATCCCTGAGTATGGCGAAGAATACAGCCCTTGAAGATGCAGTAAATAAGTATTTTGACGGGGTTAAGGTGAAGTTGTTCGATACACAGAAGAACGGTGAGGTCGTAGATGCCTGCATCTGGCACGTGCAGGACAAGGACAGCAACTGGAAGAAACTAATCGGGAATGCCAATACAGCCCTCATGATGAAAGGGAAAATTGCCATTATGGATGGTTTGCAGAAGTTTTACGGCATGAGTTATCCGATATTCGTAGACTGCGCAGCAGAACTGGATAACAGCAGTCTGGCAGGAATTAAGGCAGATGCACAGTTGATTTTCTTGAAAGTTGCTGAGGGGGACATGACAGTAACGGAAGTTTAATAATTATCAGAAAAGGAGAATAAAAATGGCAGAAACTTATGACATTTCAAGAGCAACAAAAGCGCAGGAAAAATATTGTGCTGAAAAAGGTTATCCGCACTTTGCACCACATAGCGGAAAATGTTTCAGTTGCGGACAGAATATCTATTCTGAAAAAGGACGAACAAGAAGCGGAAAAGAATGGAACGGAATTTCTGTTGAGAGAGCATCAAAGGAATTAATTACAGGATGTCCATTTTGCAATAGAACTTATTGCGATTAATAGAAAAGGAGAATTGTTATGGCAAACAAAACACAGTTAGCAACAACAGGAGAACAGCAGGCGGCAATCGTAATCAATAATTCGTTCATTGATGGACTGACCAAACAGCTTGAAGAAAAATGCAAATACGGTCTTTCATTCCCAAAAGACTACAACCTCAGTAATGCACTCATGGGGGCATATCTAACTCTGAAAGAAACAAAAGATAGAAACAATAAACCAGTTTTGGAATCTTGCACATCTACTAGCATCGCAAACAGTCTTATGAATATGGCAACACTCGGACTTTCGGTGCAGAAAAAACAGGGCTATTTCATTAGTTATGGCAATCAGTGCCAGTTTCAGAGGTCTTACTTCGGAAACATTACAATCGCCAGAAGATATGGAATGAAAGATATCCATGCCGAGATCATCTACGATGGTGATAAGTTCAAATATCATATCGAAGATGGAAACAAGGTTCTGGATTCTCATGAACAGGATTTTATGAACATTGACAACGATAAGATTCTTGGGGCGTATGCAGTAGTTCTGATGGAAGATGGAACAAAGCATCTGGAAGTAATGAACATAAAACAGATCAAACAGGCTTGGTCACAGGGCTATGGTTACAAGGAAAACGGAAATGGAACACATCAGAAATTTACTGACCAGATGGCAAAGAAAACAGTTATCAATCGTGCATTAAAGCAGATTATCAATAGTCATGGTGATGTTTTCATTCAGGAAGTTGAGGAAGCCACAGAAGAAATTCCAAAGCAGGACATTATTGAACATGAAGTTGCTTATGAAATCGAGCAGAACGCAAACGCAGAAGAATTTATCCCAGATGAGCCGGCGGCAATTGAAGAACAGCCGAAGCAGCCAACAGTTGCAGAAGTCGTAAAGACTGCCGAGAAAGAACCAGTTCCGGCAGCAGGCAAACAGGAAACAGAGATCCCAGATTTTATGAAGCCAGAAGAGATGTAATCGCATATGATGTACTTCGACTGCATCAATTTCGACCGATGCGACTGCGGCAAGTTCGGTTACGGTATGACTCAGATCGGGCGGTGTGAGAACTGCCCGTACTATGAGTCAGTGAAAGACTATTTCGAGAAACGAGGTGAGAACTATGAGGATTATATCCCAGGATGGAACAATCAATCTTCCGTATGAAATGACAGCATTGATTGTTTCGGAAAATTACATACAGGCGGTATTTGCCGGAGGGATACAGCAAAGTCCATATGTGATGGCAATGTACTCGACACAGGATAAGTTACTGAGCGTATTGGATGCGCTTGACGAAAAATTCATTGTAAGCAGAGGTGATGGGATATTCAGCTTTCCAAAGGATGGTGAAGTATGAAGAGAGTAGACAGCAAGAAAGACTGGGAGCAGATAATAACCATTGAACTTCCGTTGAAGCAACTCAAATTAATACGAGACAGTATGTACAAAGTAAGCTATTCAGAGTTAGAGAGCATAAACGGAAATGATATCCCATATGCCTATTCCGATTTAGAGAAAACCATAGGCGAAGCTGATGCTATCTTAGAAGCATAAATGCAATGTACAGAAAGCGAGGTGATGAAAAATGTTCATGAGAGTGATAAATACAGGCAGTCAGCCTGGAAACTGCTACGCACTTAAATCCGAATCCGGCGAAATCTTACTTTTGGATTGTGGATGCAAGTATTCAGAGATTTTAAAAGGAATCTCTTACAGAATATCGGATGTTTCGGGGTGTTTAATAAGTCATGAACATGGTTGATTAAGGTGACCATAAGAAGTCGTACAAAGAAATATTGAACGCAGGCATTCAAATTTACACTAACGACGAGACAGTTGAGAGTGTAAACGCAATCTCTGGTGAGCTGATGATCGGATTGCCAGAAAAGAAACCAAAGGACATAGGTTCATTCCGGGTAACACCGTTCTATGTCCCACACGACCAAACACCAAACTTTGCATACATGATATCTCACGAAGAATGTGGACGACTGATATATGCGACAGACTTCTCATATTTGCCGTTCTCATTCAAGAACATGAGAATAAATCACTTCCTTATAGAATGCAATCATCTGGACGAATCGCCAGAACAGGATTCGTTTAAGTTTGAACACTCCGTCCGGGGGCACAGCAGCTTATCTACTGTAAAAGAGATTATCCGAGTGAACAAGACCGCTTCGCTCAGAACCATAACACTATGCCACCTGTCAGAGGGATGGGGAAATCCAGAAGTGATGAAGAAGGAGATACAGGACGTTGCCGGGGATGATGTTCTGGTGCAGATTGCAAGACCAGGACTGGATGTTGATTTGAATTTATGCCCGTTTTGAAAGGAGAAAGAAATGAAAATTTGGACAGAAGAAGAACTTATTAACGACGGAAACAGATTAAGAAATGCTGAAATTACGATTGAAAAGGAGTGATGCCGGGTGGGTCATAGATTAGATTTGGGATGGTGGCAATGATTGAGTTATAAAATAGAAATGAAGGGAAAAAAGTTTGGGAAATTAACTGTTATTGAATATGCAGGGCAAAAATCAAGAAGACGTACAATGTGGAAGTGTATATGCGATTGCGGAAACATCGTTGTAGTTGACGGAACACATTTGAGAGATGGACATACAAAATCATGCGGGTGTTTAAGCATAGAACGCATATCAAAATTAAACTACAAAAATGGGCTTGCTAACACAAAACTTCAATATACATATAATAACATGAAAAATAGATGTTATCGTGTGAAGGGTCGAAATTATAACAATTATGGAGGAAGGGGAATAAAATTATGCGATGAATGGAATGGAAAAGATGGGTTTGAAAATTTTTGTAGATGGGCTTGTAAATCAGGCTATAAAGATGGATTGACGTTAGACCGAATGGATAATAATATGGGGTATTCTCCAAACAACTGTAGGTGGGTTGATAGATACACTCAAGGGAACAACAAAAGAAATAATAGATTTGTTAAAATCAACGGAGAAATCGGGACTGTAGCGAATATGGCAAGAAAATATAATGTAGGATATTGGAATTTAATAAGATACTCGAAAGGTGGAAAAAACGCAAAATATCCTGATCTTAAAATTAAGGTAGTGAGTAATGAAGAATTACAAGAATATCGCACGAATCAAATCAATAGACAAAAGCAATAAAAAAAGATTATTAAAAGTAAATCCAAACCTAGATGATGAAAATGGCATATATATATTATGGCGGACAGAAATTCACGGATACATCGGGCAAACGAAACAAGGAATATTGACAAGGCTTTCCCAACATATGTCTGGGTATAAGCAGCATATTGATCTTTCACTTAAAAAGCATGGACTATATTCAGCAGACAATAAGGGAGGGTATAAAATTGATTTCATTCATTGCCCGATATCTGAATTGGACAACAAAGAAAAAGAGTATATCCGAAAGGCTATTGATTCTGGTTGGATTGTCAAGAACAAAACTGGAGGTGGGCAAAACGAAGGAAAAGAAAAAATTGCTGAGTATAAACCGCCAAAGACATATATGCAAGGCATACAGCAAGGCAAGAAAACTCTTGCCAGAGAGCTGTCGCATATCATAGACACGCACTTGCAAGTTTCACTGAAACCAGAGAAGCAGGGTAACAAAGTATCAATCCGGGCTTTTGAAAAGTTCCAGAACTTGATTGATGAGAAAACGTACGAAAAGGAATCATAAAAATGGATAATTTTAGACATCGGAAACATATGGAATGGAAGCAGAACCGCCGGGATATTTATTATTTTATTTTGAAATACTCAAAATCGCATAAAGGCACACCGCCGACAAGAATTATATCTGATGAACTGGAAATTAGCATGACAGCCGTTCAAAGGCATCTGAGACAATTCGAGGACGATGGACTGATTGTATTTCACGGAACTGGTTCGCACAGGACATATGATTTAGTAGGAGCAAAGAAACATGAAACTGTATGACGTATATGACGGAACGAAATATGTTGGGGAAATGACCATTGATCAGATTTCAGAGCTGACGGGAAAAACAAAGAGCCAGGTATCAAGGGCGGTTTATTCAGCCTGCCTGCTCGATGAAAGATATGCGATTGTGTACGATGGGCGGGACACAATCTGCAAATCAAATAAAAACGATAGGAGGATGCTGATGGAGTTCGATGCTCTTGCAGGGAAAATAAGGAGGTTGGCAAAGAGAACATGAATAAAATGAGAGAGTATGAACGTGGGAGAGAGGATGGTCTTGACCTTGCCAGAAGAATTGTAAGAGAAGGTGGGCTAGAAGCGTTGGAAAAAGAATGCAGATTCAGGGGAGTAACAGGAATCCATACTTCCCTGGCAAGAAAGGACCTGGACAAAGCATCTGAGAAGATCAAGCAGCTTGTATCTGAATGCTGCGTGATCATGACGATAGCTGTCCTGCATGATGAATTTGGATTCGGTCAGAAAAGATGCCAGAAGTTCATGGCAGGCATGGACAAAGCTTCGGACTATATCGACCAGGGCTTGGCTGAATGGATTGATTATGTGCAGGCTATCAAGGAAGAATTGGGAATTGAATTAAGCTTTTCAGGAGAAATAAAAAGACATGCAGAATAACGGACAGGTAGCATTTGGATAGGAGAAAAATGAAAGTTCGATTAATAGATGTAGATGGACATAACTTTCCTAATTTGCCACTAATGAAGCTATCTGCTTATCACAAGAATCATGGTGATGATATCGGATGGTACAATCCTTTGGTCGAATGGCAATCCCCCCCCCGACAGGGTATATATGAGTAAAGTATTTACATTTACACAAGATTATCAACACCCTGTTTGCGGAAAAGAAATAATAAAAGGCGGAACAGGATATGAATATCCATCAGGAGGAAAGTGCCTTCCAGAAGAGATAGAACATATTTATCCAGATTATAGTTTATATCCTGAGATGTGTAAAGATACCGCATACGGTTTTCTTACAAGAGGATGTCCTAGGGGATGCGATTTTTGTATCGTAAAGGATAAAGAGGGAAAGAAAAGCTGTAAAGTAGCTGATTTATCTGAATTTTGGAATGGACAAAAGAACATTGTCCTACTTGATCCAAACATGTTTGCTTGTAAAGACTGGAAGGATTTAAGCCAGCAGTTAATAGATAGCAAAGCATGGATAGATTTTTCACAGGGCTGTGACATTCGGATTATGACCGAGGAAAAAGCAGAATGCATTAAGCGGATGAAAATTAAGCTAATACATTTTGCGTGGGATAGATATGAAGACAAAGATCTCATCGTTCCTAAATTGAAAATATTTAAAGAATTTACAGGATGGAACAGGTCAAGAGTCGCAGTATACGTTTTATGTGGATTTAATACGACAATAGAACAAGACTTGGAAAGAATATACACGATTCGAGATATCGGTTTTTCACCTTATGTGATGATTTATGACAAATACAAATTAAAGAAACGTGATCCGCTGAAAAGAATGCAGAGATGGTGTAATTCAAGATTTATTTTCAATACATGTGAACGGTTTGAAGATTACAAAGGTTAATGCAGTGACATAGGAAATATTAACACAGAAATCATGGAGGACTGCACAATAGCACGTCAGTTGCTTACATGGGGAAAGTGAGGATGACAATGGAGAAATTAAAACCTTGTCCGTTTTGCGGAAAAGAGATAGATACAGAGAAAAATGTATACATTCCAGACAGAGACTGGGCACCGTCTTTTTACGATCCTGACAGCGGGGGAAATCCAATAGCCATTCACTGTGAATGCGGATTAACATTTTGCACAGACACATGGGATTGGAAGGAAGCTGTTGAAATATGGAATAAAAGAGTAAACAAGGAGGACGCAAAATGAAATTCAAAAGTAATGCAAAATACAACAAAGAACTTAAAACCGGAAGTATTTTCTCTTTAAAAAGCAATTCTCTGGGAATCGTTATTCACAAATATGTTGGTTGTGGAGATTCGCTGTTTCTTAGTAGCAGCACACTGAACATTGACAACTACGATCTTGAAACAGAAGATTTTGACGAAGCTGTCAGTAAAGCGAAAGAAATTATCATGAGTAAAGTTAAGAAAATCAGAGTGGATGCTTACAAATTCTATTCAGACAACAATATTGAATTTGGCAGATAAGAGGAGGACAAAAAATGAGCTACTGTGACGGAACTTGTAAGTATCTGAATGCAAGAAAACACAAATGCGAATTGACAGGAGAAAAACTCGCATACATGAAATACAGTAATGCTGTAATTAAGTGTTCAGTGCATGAACACAGGGGATTCTGTGAGAAAGACAAGGAGGACGCAAAATGTTAATCAGAAGTCAGAATAAGGAAGTTTTAGCTACACTTGAACTTTTATTCGATATCGAAGTTTCGGGTGGAGTAATAAGTGCAAGAAGAGATATGAGTTGGTGCTGCTTGCTCGGAGAATATTCCACCAAAGCAAAAGCCATGAAAGTACTGGATATGATTCAGGAAGCTTATGTAAATGGACATTCGAATTATCAGATGCCAGAAGATAGCGAGGTGGGAGCATGAGCCATATTAAAGACAGATTAATTCAACTGAAGAATGAGGTGGAAAACACAGGGAACGGAGCTTATTTCTCGAAAAATAATATCTCAAAAATTGTAGAATTACTTCTTGCTGATCTGGAACAGGATGAGAAAGAAAATGGTTGGATTCCGGTGAGTGAGAGATTGCCAGAGTGCTGCATCTGCTGTACTAAGCAGGATTCGTGCCAGTGCAAATGCGATGTTATGGACAGTTATGAATATGCGGAGAAGTGCGAGGAATATATTGAGGAGACTGAAGAACAATGAATAAACGTTTTTTCTTGACTTTAGGCATTGCAAGCGCCGTACACATTGTTGCAGATATAATCTATCAAAAATGGGATGTTCTAGTAATTAGTATTATAGCATGTGTGCTGTGCTTTGCTATTTTTGTGACGAAAGACTAAAAGGAGGAATGAAAAAATGCGTTTAATTGATGCAGACAAAATAATTGACTCTCTTGGGAATTCGGATATGGATTTTGCAATAGGTGCAGTTATTGACGAACAGCCGACAGCTTTTGATGTGGATAAGGTTGTGGAGCAGTTAAAAGAATTAAAAATGAGATACTTCTTAACAATTGCAAATACAGGCGATGCAGATAAAGATTGTGCTTACAAAAATATTGCAAATACAATTGATAAAGCAATTGAAATTGTGAAAGGCGGTGGAGTTGAATGAGTAGTGCAAGCGTAAGATTTGGAACAAAAGCGTATGTATGCGCAAGGTACTTCCTCAGACCGGGAAAGTGCTTCAAATACATCGACCAGCGTGGCGAGGATACCACAGAACACATCTATGAGGTTATGACGTTATATCCATATTGCGTCCTGTTAAGAGATACCAGAAACGGAGTCAGAACTTGCCCGGGATATAATACTTTGAGCCTGATGCTGAGAGGAAGTGAAACGTATGAGTAAATCAGTATTAGTGATGGATACACCAGAGCATGGCTGCGTTTCCTGCTTAATTGGGAGAAATCACAGTAACTGTCTGGAAACCTGCATTTATTGCCCGATTGTAAAAAAGTCAGCATTAGACGAAGAAGCAGAAATAATTCCTGAGTGGTGCCCGCTGAAGCCATTGTCGGAGAAAACAACCGGAGTAGTTCTAACAGAGCATTGGAGTGGGGTAAAAAAAGGGTTGGAATGGTTGTATTGATGCAATCACAGGAGAAAATAAGTAATAATGAGAGGTGGAAAATATGATTGATTTAAGAAATACATGTGTTTTAGTCAAAACAAAAGAAGAAAACGAGAGATTACTTAAAGAAGCCGAAAAACAGGGGTTCCAATGGGATTCAAAAGACGATTGTAAACCATTGCCAGAACAATGTTTTCCAGACATCTTAAGGTTTTACGACAGCAAAGCTATTACCCATAGAGTATATGTTAACGAAAATTGCAATTGTTACGAGGCATCAGAACTCCTCGGGACGAAAGAAATGACAGCAAGAGAGTTTATTGAGTGGTATGCAGAGGTAAACGATTGCCGTGGACGTAATTGTGCAGAATGTGTGTTGGATGAAACGAACACTAAGTGCAACAAGAATTTGTGCAGCAAACGCAGCTGGGAAAATAATATAGATGAGTTTCTTGAAATTGCGAAATCAGGTAGAATTACAGTTCCTACGCCCATTGATACTCTTGAAAATTTTATCAAGAATCCAGACCGTGCAGCGTTAAATGATGAATTTGTAAATGCGTTGAAGATGGCGGTGGAGAAGTTGAAAGAGGTGGAATGATGGAGAGATTAACAGAGGATTATAATGATTCATATTGCTTAAAAAAATGCTACCCTAATAATGATAGCTTTTGCGATGGCGATGGCAGAGGTTGTCCAATAGATAATTGTGGAGTAGTTATTGAGGCATTAAATAAGCTTGGAGAATATGAAAAGGCAGAAGAACAGGGCTTGCTCGTGAGGCTGCCGTGTCCTATTGGTACAACTGTATATGACATATGCGGCATGGATATTCGGGAAAACGTGTTAAGTGGAATTGAATGCGGCAAAGATGGTAAACAGTTTTTGTGGGCAAACCATGATGAGTGGCTCGGAGAATTAAATGATTTGGTATTCCTCACCCGTGAAGATGCTGAGAAGAAGCTAGAGAAGCTTCAAAATAATGCCTGAAACAGCGTTTTCGTTGAAAGAATAGGAGAGATATTTATGTTTGCACAAATCAAAGACATAAAAGATTACATTCATAAGTGCAATGTTGAGAAGTTGCCCATCACTTATGATGATAAAATGGAAGTGAATTTATTCGGCAATAAAATTTTAGTAGAAAGAAATGAATGGTTATGGCATTTACATTTAAAATTAACCGATGTATGCAATGCAAAATGCTTCTTCTGTGTGGAGCAGAACGCTGAACGTTGTGAAAATGCAGATTATTTCGTAAAACAAGTTGATGAAATGTTAACTGAAATGGAAAATGCTGGTATTTTATATTCTGTTTCCGTCACAGGTGGTGAACCATTGTTGTTTAAGAAGTTTGACAAACTATGTGATGTATTAAGAAATCATAATATTAAATTTCTTACAATGAATACAAATGGTAAATATTTAGAAGATAATCTTGATAAAATTGATGGGTTGTTTGATTTTGTGGATATTAGTCGACATGCAATTTCTGATAAGAGAAATAATGAAATTTTTGATACATATATGCCTTCCTTATCTGACTTAAAACGTATCAAAGGTAAATTAGTTAAAACAAAAATGAGATTGCAATGTGTATTATGTGACGCAAATACGATTGAAAATGTATTAGAAATGATAGATGCGTATTCGTTTGCGGATGATTTATCTTTTAGAAAGCTCATGAAGTTGAGTGACCAGAGTGGAATTAAATATGACGATAAAGAGAAGTTATACGATGAGATTCTTGAATATGCATATAATCATTTTGAGTTAGTAGAGCAAACAATTCAAGATTATTATGTATATGAAATATGGAAATGTAAAAATACATTAATTACTTTTAGTTATTCAAATATGAAAATGTTAAGTGAAGTTGAGAAAACAGAAGATGATCATGTTTGCAGAGAATTTATTATTCATCCAAATGGCACGATTTCAGGTAGTTGGAATAAAAATATAAAAGTGATTAAGAATTGAAATGTTGTTTTCGAAGGAGGATTAATATGAAACCAGAAGAAGCAATTGAAAACTTACGGGAACGCATTGACTTAGCTAAAAAGGTCAGGACAAATGTGCCAGGAATTGTTGAGTATCGTAAAGCATTAGAATTAGCAGTTAAAGCGTTAAAAAAGCAGATGCACAGAAAAGTGAGATACGAGGTTGTAGAATACGACGAATACTACGATGTTAGTTTATATGCTTGCATCTGTCCGTCATGCGGACTGCATATTATTGAGTTTTCGGATAATGATGTAGTCTTTAAATGCAATAGCGATAGCCCAGAAGATGTGTTTCATTCCAGTATGGTGCATCATGCGTATATTGGTATGAATAATTATTGTAACAGATGCGGGCAGAAATTAGATTGGAGTGAAAAAGATGGCAGATAAAACATGCAAAACTTGTATTGAAAATGACAACGGGCTATGCGACCGTAAAGGTATCCTGATAGAGGAAGATGATACCTGCGAAAAACACACAGAAAACTGGATAGACTCTTTAATGGAGAAATTTATCCGAAAATCAATGTGGTAAGGACAGAAATGTCCTTGCCAGACGGGAAGGTGGCTAAATGACAAAAGTGAGTTGGATTCGATTAGAAATAGATATGTTCGACAACAAGAAAATCCGGCATATCAGAAAACTTCCAGAGGGGAACAACATCGTTCTGATCTGGATGATGCTCCTGACGATGGCAGGGCGTTGTAATTCAAACGGGATTATTTTTCTGACAGAGAATATTCCATATACAAATAAAATGCTGGCTGACGAACTGGATTTTGATGAGAGTGTGATCGAGCTTGCACTCACAATTCTTGAAAAGTTCGGCATGATAACCAGAGACGGAACATTGCTTTCGATTCCCGGATGGGAAGAACATCAGAACATTGATGGCCTTGAAAAAATCAGAGAGCAGACAAGAAAACGAGTTGCCGAGCACAGAAAACGTCAGAAAGAATTGTCAGAAGAAGAATGCGTGCTGGAAATTCCAGAACAGATTTCTTGCGAAAAAGATTTAGTCAAGCCCGGTGATGTGCAGAAAGTAGTCGATGAATGGAATAAGCTTCAGCAGTTCGGTATTCAGCCAATCGCAAGAATGACAGCAAGGCGAACGCAAATGCTGAAAGCAAGAATCCGAGAATACGGCATGGACAAGGTAATGGAAGCATTAAACAATGTACAAAGCAGTGACTTCCTCATGGGAAAGAAAACTGATTTTATAATAAGTTTTGAATGGTTTGTGAAACCAAACAACTTCTTAAAAATACTCGAAAATAAATACCACAATAGGGAGGATATGCGAAATGGAACTGGCACAGCTCAAAGAAATGTCGAACCAATCATCCCACTTGGAGAATGGGACGGAGGAGAATCAGATACCCCGTTCGCTTGAATGCCCTGAATGTGGGAACAGCGGGTGGAGATGGGTAAGAGATGCAAGCGGTATTCCCTATTGTGAGGAATGCCCTTGCGGAATTAGAAAGAGAACAATCCTTGAAAATCAATTGAAATTTGCAGAGCTTCCAAACGTGTTTAAAGGCTCAAATTTCAACGATTTGAAGTCAAGTGTATATTTAAACGCCGAGAGTCGAAAAGTATTTTCTCAGGCGGCTCAGGCGGTAAATTACTGGTTTAAAAATCTTCCTGATATGCAGAAGAAAGGAATAGGATTATATCTTTTCTCAAATGTCAAAGGTTCTGGCAAAACTAAAACAGTATGCAGCTTAGCAAATGAGATCATGAAAAAATACCAGAAGCCAGTCAAGTTCACCACATCCCTAAGAATCCTCGATGAGATCAAGAATACATGGGGAGACAAAGGGAATACGGAGGGAAAGTTGATAGAGGATTTGTCCAGAACAGAAATCCTTATCATTGATGACTTCGGCACTGATTCTGGCAAGGACTGGATTAACGAAAGATTCTATAGCATTATTAATGGACGGTATGTCGATAGGAAAGTTACTATATTCACAAGTAACTGCCAGATAGCAGAATTGAAATACGATGAGAGAATCACAAATAGGATTCTGGAACGGTCACTTGAAATTCCATTTCCGGAAGAATCTGTCCGGGTGCATATGGCACAGCACATCAGAGCGGAAATGATACAGGGGATGCATAGATGAGAACAATAAGTGAAATGTACAGACGTTCCGGAGGAACTGCGTATCAGCATAAGTGCTCTGAATGTAGATTCTATAGGGATGGAAAGAAGGAGAAATGTCTGATGTACGGCAGTGATCGGGACTGGCATGGGAATTTCATTGCCTGTAAATTCTTCAATCTCGAAGGCGATATGCCGGAAGGACAGATGAATATTTTCGATTATGTGTGAAAGAAAGGAGGAACGAGGAACCGCTGGCCAGCGAAAGGATATCCCGGTTCCTCCTTATTTTTTATGAATAATGACGACTTGAAATATGCAATTGAGAATGGTATCATCAATTTGTCTCACATACAAGAGCAAGTTGAAATGAATAAAAGGGAAGAAATTTTAAAAGAATACAGAGACAGCATGTGGAAGGCATCTGACGGATACTGGAAAATCCGTATGACTTATGACGAAACCGGACAGCGGAAGATGTTCAAACGTCGGTCTAAGCAGGATTTAGAGGATTTGATTGTCAAAACCCATAGGGAAAAGGTTGAAAATCCAAAAATCAAGAGTATATTTGAAGACTGGGCGCAGCGTAAGTTTGATTTAAAAAAAATATCCGTGCAAACCTACCAGAGATACCACCAGGATTTCAACCGGTTTTTCGGAATACTTGGCGAGAAAAAAATTAGAAGTATTGAACCAGAAGATGTTAGCAACTTCCTGGAAGAACAGATCAGTGAACATAATCTAACCGCAAAAGCTTTTTGTAATCTCAAGACGATTACCAGAGGCACATTAAAATGGGCAAAGCGTAACAAACTGATTGACTGGAATGTGCAGGAGTTGTTCTACGATTTGGATGTCACCGATAAATCTTTCAAGAAAAGCATTAAAGAAGACTCTAAGGAAGTTTTTAATGATGCGGAAATGAAAAGAATCGTAGAATACCTAAAAGAGAACCAGGACATGGTAAATTTTGGGATATTGCTTATGTTCGTAACCGGTTTGAGAGTTGGGGAATTAAGTGCTTTAAAGTGGGAAGATTGGGATTCGAACACCGGAATAATCAGAATCCGAAGAACCGAAGTCAGACATTACGAAAATCACAAAGGAATTTTCGAAGTCAAAGATTTTCCAAAGACAGAAGCTGGAATAAGAAACGTAGTGGTTCCTCAGGGATGTATATGGATATTGCAGAAGCTCAGAAACATGTCTGCATTCTGCGAATATATATTTTCCAAAGATGGGAAACGATTGAACACTTATTCGTTTAGGAACCGGCTCCGGACAGTATGCAAGAACACTGGCTGCGTTCAAAAATCACCGCACAAAATACGAAAGACCTATTGTACAATCCTCTTAGACCACAGCGTAGATAACCAGATGGTAATATCGCAAATGGGTCACTCTAACATCTCATGCTCGGAAACTTATTATCATCGAGACCGAAAGAATCTTCAAAAAAAGCAAAAAATCATGGACAGCATAGATGAATTTATGGTAGTATCGAGATAGTTTTTGGTCATTTTTCAAAGAGGGAACAGCTAGGGAACAAAAAGGAACACCCTGGAAAAGTTAGAAATGTTGATTTTATGGGAAAGATAGCAGTTTAAAGATACGTTCGATTCCCGTACTGGCTGCTAACAAA